GATTCTGGTAATAGTTATAATAATACAAGTACGATTCGATTGAATAATGGACGAACTTCAATAATCTCTCAAATTGTAGATGGTACAGCTTATGGTGATACTGATATACAGTTTGCCACCCGTGTATCTGGTACAACAGCTACAAGAATGATTGTTGACCATTTCGGCAGAGTCGGCATCGGAACGACTAGTCCTTCTGAAAAGCTACATATTGATGATTCTGGTGGTGGGATGATTAAACTTACAAGAACAACTGGTGGGGCTGCAGGAGAATTAGGGGCTATTCAATTTGGAAATGTAGATGTTGATAGTTATCTTGCAAGTATTAGGGCTTTTCAAGATGGTGGCACTGATGGGGCAAGACTTACATTTTATACAGAAGAAAGTGGGGGTGTTTTATCTGAAAAAATGAGGATAGACCCTAATGGTAATGTAGGCATCGGGACAACATCGCCTTCGCAAAAACTCCACGTCAATGGAATAGGTCAATTTGACAGTGGTATTAAACCTAACTCTTCATCTTCCACACTCGATGACTACGAAGAAGGGACTTGGACTCCAACTTTTGATGTTGGGACTGCAACTGCAAGCCTTGCGTATTATATAAAAATTGGGAATCTCGTTCATGTGAGCTTAAAAATTGCTTCAATTAGTGCGAGTGGTTCTACAAGCTACACAATAGGAGGATTGCCATACAATCCAAGCGGTACTACATATAGAATTGCAGGAGGAAATGTCATGGTGAATAAGGTTACAAACCCATCTAAATCGCTTTCTTTAATCCCTTACATTAACGGGAATACTAATAAGATATATTTCTATTGGCAGAAAGGTGCTAATCTGAATTGGTCTGCATTGACAGCTTCTGAAATAGGAACTTCGGCAACGATGTATCTATCAATAACGTATGACACATTATAGGAGAGAAAATAATGGCATTAAAAAAAGAAGTAACGAATGACAAATACGAGATTGTAACACCCTTCAAGCATATACAAGTGCGTGAAGCGACTGTTATAACTGAAGGAACTGCAAGTGCAGGGTACACAGAATTGTCTCGTTCATTCAAACGAAGAGTACTTACGCCCGATATGGATGTATCAAGTGAAAGTGCTGAAATACAAGCATTAGCAAGTGCATTATGGACAGATGAAGTTAAGCAGGCTTGGACTGACCATGTAGCAAGTGTTAATACTGAATTAGAACCCGAAGTAGTAACAGAAGGAGTATAACGTGAAAAACGGAGCAGTTAAAATTAAAGCAAGGGATTTAGAGGACCCTTTAGGAGTGAAATAGTTAGAGTCATTGTCTATAAAATAAACCAGAAAAATAAACTTGAAGAAAACTTTATTGTTTGTGGCCCCACACCTGTCAACAGGGGGATCACCTGAGTGGCTGAGAAAAGTAATAAACACTCTAAAAAATAATTTTAATATATATGTAGTAGAGTTCTCTAATATTTCTCCTAAGTATGTTATTCAAAGAAATAAGATAATAGAATTGGTAGGAGAAAAAAATTTTTATTCTTTGGGCAATACTGAAGCAGGCAGTAAAGGGTACTACGACAGTAAATATAAAATACTAGAAATAATTAATATAATCAATCCGGACATTATTCACTTAAATGAGATGCCTGAATTATTTACTTACGGTGGTTTTCCTGAGTCTATTTTAGAAATACTATATAGAAAAAAAAGGCCGTATAAAATATACGAAACTAGTCACACATCAGCTGGCGAACCTGATAGTAAGAAAGTATTCCTCCCTGACGGGTTTATACACCCCAGTATTTTACATTTCAAACATTACAGAAATTTTGAAATTCCCCAGTATTTAGCTGAGTACCCCATAGAGAAAAGAGAAAAAAAAGACAGACATCTATCTTTAAAAAAACTTAACTTAGACCCTGAAAAAATACATGTTTTACAAGTGGGACTTTTTTCATCTTGAAAAAATCAAGCATATACTTTTAAGTTGGCTAAAGAGACAGAATCTTTAAATATACAGTATCATTTTGTTGGTAATAAATGTTTTTTAGAGGAGAGTGGACTACCTGAGTATTTTTTAGATTTAAAAAACTGCAAGATTTGGGGAGAAAGAGGTGATGTCCATTCTTTCTATTCGGCTATGGATTATTTAGTTTTTCCTTCTACTTGGGAATTAAACCCTATTGTGTTAAAAGAAGCACTGTCCTGGGAAATGAGTATACTATTAAATAATTTACCGTCTTACTATGGTTCGTATGATTGTAATAAAAAGGTACAGTTTTTAACTTTAGACCCGTCTAAAGATAAACACATACTTACAGAAAATTTCAAAGGAATGTTAAGTAAGTCATCTCCATTACTAATCCCTATATATAGTTTTGAATCATTTCCATTATATATGAAATCTTTATCAAAGTCATGCAGATCATCTCTCACAGTATCTAAACAGGATAAAATAATGTCATCTAAAAATCTTCAATTTTACCACGGGACTTTCGAATACATTACTATAGAATCTTTTATGAAAATGTGGACTAACCAAAAAATACATGAAGGATACCCGAGATGAGGTAGCTGGTCAATAGAATATTTAAAATATTTATTTAATGAAGGTGTTTTAGAGTGTTTTTATATGAAGAAAAAAGGAAAGGTTATATCGGTACATTTTTTATTTAAATGGGGGGACTATGTATACTGTAATTCACCATTATACGATAAAAGTAAGTACGACTCAATATCTTTAGGTAAGTTAATGTGGTTTCAATTAATTAAGTACTCTATAGGCCAGAAATTTTGTAAGTATTTAGACTTAGATGGAAATAACCGGGGCGATACTTTCAAAAATGTCATAAGTGCACAAGAGACCCCTGGAACTCCCGGAGATTTTGGGTATAAGTGGTTCTTTATTCCTGAAAAAATAAAGAAAATGGATAATGGGTATAAAAATTTATACAATATAGAAATAGTAACAGATAAGAATAGTAAGCAGATAGAATTTAAAACCAGTGGATAGTATGAGTAAAAAGTTGATGATAGTAGCACATCCAGACGATGAAAGTATATTTGGGTTCTCTGAGTTAATATCAGACAATAATTGGAAGGTTGTGTCAGTATCTGACCACCTAAGACCAAATAATGAGTCTGGATTAGTGGAGTTTAAGAAAGCTATGTCGTTTTATAACATTATTGATTTCGAAATATGGGATTTTACAGCCAGTTTAATAAAGCACTTCCCTAGTAAAGAGTTGGACAAAAAAATAAAAATCCTAATCCAGTCGTCAGATTGAGGAAAAATAGTTACACACAATCCTATAGGAGAATATGGACACATACAGCATAAGGACGTTTTTGATTCGGTACAAAAAGTAACATTTGATTTTTTTGTATTTTGTAAAGATCAGGTAAAATTAAATAGTGAAAGATTAAAACTAAAAAATGAAGTTCTTAGTATTTATAGTGGAACACAAGACTCTTTTTTAAAAGCCGATTGTCCTTGATGGGTAAGTCCAGACAACTCATCTAATTATATAGAATATGGGAATGTATCAAAATATTCTGAAGAAAAAAATACATCAGAATTTATTAATTGTTTAGAAAAAGAATATGGGAGTTGGGAACATAATTTGAGTCTTAAAAAGAGAAAAAGCTTAAAAGTAGATTTAAAGGGGTTTAGTAAATTAGATGATTTGTTTAATGGGGTTGAAATGGGCAGTAGTAGTAATTTAATTATAAAAGATTTTTTTCCATCATTTAGAGATAATGTAAATATTTCTTTTTTGGACGGACCTAAGGTTAGCATTTCAGGGAACTCAAACTGCGAGTATAATATCAGGTTTATAGACTCCGACTCAGAAAAAATTATATTTAACTCTACTATAACTTCTGGGATGTGGTCACAAGCTAATCAAAAATTTTTTGTAAGATGATTAATTGAGGTTGAGGACACATCATCAAGAATAGTAGAATCCTTTAATTTCGATTGCTCAGGAAAAATAGTTTATATAAAGTTTTCCAGTAAAGCGATAGGGGACACTATCGCTTGAATACCTTATGTTGAAGAATTTAGATTACAGAATAAATGTAAAGTTATATGCTCGACCTTTCATAATGACTGGTTTAAAGATATTTATCCTAATGTGACGTTTGTTCCGCCTGGTTCGTCCCAAGATCAGGTGTATACATCTTTTAGTATTGGATGGTACTATGATAAAACAATGAACCCAGGAGACGTCAGAACCATACCGCTGCAACGAACGGCTTCTGACATTTTAGGCTTAAGGTACAGAGAAATAAAGCCAAGTATAAAGGGGGTAAGCGATGACCGACCAATTAGTCAAAAATACGTCTGTATTTCAGTACAATCAACTGCACAAGCAAAATATTGAAATTGGCCAGGAGGTTGAGAGAAGATTGTAGAATACTTACATGATAAGGGGTACAAAGTGGTTGTCATAGACAAATCTTTTGATTTTGGAAACCAATTAGTTAGAAATGTAGCGCCAAAAAATGCTATTGATAAAACTAACGGAAGCCTAGACATGGCCATGAATTACATAAAACATGCAGAACTTTTTATAGGGCTTGGGTCAGGACTAGCTTGAATGTCGTGAGCTATAGGGACCCCTGTAATTTTAATATCATCTTTTTCAAAACCGTGGTGTGAGTTTTCATCTGGGTGTGAGAGACTATATAATGATAATGACATATCCGGATACTATAATAATTTAAATAATAAATTAGATCCTTCTGATTGAAATTGAAATCCTATAAAAGTCTGTAAAACAAAAGAGGATTGGTATGAAATGGAGACTATTTCCCCGTTACAAGTAAAGATAGCTATTGATAAATATTTGGATTTTAATACAGAAGATATGTCTGATGAACAGTTAAAAGAAGTTGGAGGATATTTTAAATATTTTGAGGTTAATGACAGCGACATTGTAGTTGACTTAGGTGCTTGTATTGGTTCTTTTGCTAAAGAAGCATTAAAACGGAATCCTAGTAAGTGTTATTGCGTTGAAGGGTCTAAAACAATGTTTGATATTTTAAAAAAAGAAATGTCCGTTTATAGCAATGTAAAACTTTTTTACAAGTTTATAGGTGATAATATACAAGATGAGAATTTATTCTTTACCAGTAATACTGAAGTAGAAGTTATGACATTTTATACCTTCGTAACTGAAAATAATATTAAAAAAATTGATTTTTTAAAAATAGATGTAGAAGGGTCCGAGTTCGATATCATCAGAGATAGAGATAGCTTGAATTGGATATCCCGTAATGTACGTAAAATAGCTGGTGAGCTGCATTTATTAGGCAGCGACAGGTCAACACAAATATATAGTTTTATTAAATCTATAGAATCGAGCGGATTCAACCTAGTTTTTAATAGTTTGGACGGGGCCGATATAACTGAAAACATAGTTAGTAATAAGTACTTAAAGTCAGAGGCAACTAGCTCTTTTAATTATTATGATGAAGTGTTATTTTTTGCTTCAAGGGATGAGGTGTAAATTATGCAAATTGAAGTATCAAATGGAGAGATTGTAGATAAAATAACGATTTTAAAAATAAAATTAAGAAATATTAAAAGTAAAGATAAGCTGGTAAACATAAAAAAAGAACTGTTTGAGTTACTCCCTAATTTACGAAAAATAGGGTTAAAACAAAAAAGTTCTTTATTTAAAAAGTTAGAAAGTATCAACTTGACTTTATGAGAAATTGAGGATAAATTAAGAGAGAAGGAGTTACGAGAAGAGTTTGACAGTGACTTCGTAAAATTAGCTAGAAAAGTATACTATACTAATGATGAGAGGTCAGAAATTAAAAGAAAAATAAACATAGAGACTGGATCTTCCTTTATAGAAGAAAAAGGTTACGCTGATTATAAGAAGCAGGAGATTTAGACATGCCAACAAGATCTGAGATGATAACAAATTACATATCGTTCGATGACCAATTATTTGTAGATAGGTTAAGAAAGTGGTTGAATGATACAGTAGAACTGAATGTACTAGAAGAGGTACAAGAGTCCTCAGATGAGGAACTACATCACGCTCTACAAGATACGTTGGATGAAATAAATTACGAATTTTCTCCATCCTCAAATTATAAAACCTTTGGACAAGTTCCTAGCTGGAATCTTCTAAAGCTAGGAGCTACCCTGCAGGTTTTAACAAGTAAAGGAATCATGTCTTCCCGCAACACCATCACATATAGGGACGGAGGAGGAGTAACTGTACAAGACATGGATAAGTATGGAAGATACATTAATTACTTCAATATTCTTATCACAAAGTATTCTAGAGGCGTAATGAATATGAAAAGAAGTGCTAATATAGACGCAGCCTATGGAGGAGTAGGGTCTGAGTACGGCACAGACTACTGGGAAACTATAAAATAGAATGCTAACATTAAAATCATTGGATGTCAATTCTTTTGATATAAATAGTTTCACACTTACTTGAGAATTTGATCCCACATTTGAACTTATATCTGATTATAATATTGATGTATATAGATCAGAGTCCCCCAATCTAGGAGAAATAACAGACTACGATCACGTAGCGTCAGGCATTGCAGCAACCAACTACTCTTACACAGACATAGGCGTATCTGGGCTTTACGACCCACACCGTAGTTGGTACTATAAAATAAAACTTACAGACACAGATACAGCTGAGACAAATGTAGTACCATATATGCCCGCATATGTAAAAGACATAAGTATTGATAAAGTAACAAAACATGTATTAAGAAGAAAGTCTTTAGCTCTAAGGAAGTATTCGGGACGTACATTAAAAGTTTTAAAAAAGAGGTCCTGAGGAACCAGGTGTACAGAATGTTGGGACGACACCCTTATGAGGGTGACTGATGACTGTAACACATGTTATGGAACTGGGTGGCTAGAAGGGTACTTTACACCAATAGAAATAAAAGGAATGTTAAGCCCGTCTCCTAAAATAAACCAGATTACTATGTTTGGGGAATGGATGCCAAGTGACACTTTACTTACTATGTTAAATTTTCCCCCACTGAAGCCTAGAGACATTATAGTAGATGATGTAAATAAACGATGGATCGTAAAAAATATAAGAACTATTGAGAAGGATGGTTTTATAATTGAACAGAGTGCCCAACTAAACTTAATTTCTCAAGATGACCTTATTTATACTATACCAGTCGTTTAAAATAAAACTTGACAATTTTTTGCATCTTGGGTACATTTAACTATGAAGTTCATTATAGACGATCTAGATATGAAAGATGAAGGGGAGACTATCTTAAAAGAAGCAGAAATGGAAGTGGTCTCTGAAGCGGAAGGAGGCATGAAAGATAGTATCGAGTCTACTACTAATATACAAGTAACTCATAACCACATACCAACAGATTTAAAAACTTACCTATTTAAAGAAATAGAGGGTTTATAATGGCAGTTAGCACAGGAAACTTAAGTTTAGATGTAAAATATCTATTTATTACTTTTTTACAAGAGCTATTCTCCGAGGATTCAAAGTTTACTTGGAATTCTAATGTAAGAAACACTAAGTTAATAATATCTGATAAAAATGCTATAGATCTTGGAGTAGTTGAAAAAAAACCGGCCTTAATAATTTCAAGAGGTGCAATGGCTTGGACCTTTACAAGTTTTTCTAGATCAGGCGCTAATCCAGAATTTTTGTATAAAGACGGAAAAGAGACGTTGGCCGGGCCATTAGGGTCTGCTGACTCAATAAAAAATTCCTCAGTCACTGACTTATTGAGAGCATCAGTTACAATAACGTGTGTAGCAAAACACGGGGTATTGGCAGAAGAACTTGCAAACTTAGTATTTACGGCTTTAACCGCTAATAAGACAGACTTAAGAGCGAACGGTATTCATAAGATTCAAGCCCTATCTTTTGGGGAAGAACAAATTTTAAAGTCTAGTTCTGGTATTGATTTGTCAGCAGTGGCAGTACAAATGCAGTACTTGACGCAAAAGGAAATAAGAAGAGGAGAAAAACAGTACAACATACAGATATGGAAAGATGGTGTAGAGCAGTATGAAGGAATAGACTATAGAGTCGAGTTACCTTATGCCACGGATGTCATCTTTGAAGTGGACCCTGGAAGTGACTCAGTAGTTACCGGATCATACCTAGACGCTATATCAGGAGATTCTCACAACAAAGTTACTTTTGTAAGGGTTTCTTCGGCACACTACTCTGTTCCAATAAACAGTGTGTATGGGTATTATAGAGTTGTAGAAGGAATGCTTATCGATATACCAGAAGAAAACGATGTCCTTGTGACGTCGGGCGGGCAATTTGTGCTCGTAGGAGAATCATAAATACAAGGCTAGAATGTATCAAATTGCAGCAAAAGACGTTGCAATTTACATCTGAGCTTATCTAGCTAGAGCTCAGTATAATAACAATATTATAATATTATAATTGGAGGAAAAAATAATGGCGTATGTCAAACCTGGAGTTGAAATAACTCAAGTACAAAACACGGCTACACCGGTTTTAATTGCTCCCGACTTAGAAGCAGTAGTTGTTGGTAAAGGGTACTATTGGCAGGACCCTACTCTTGATTCATCAGAGTACTCTGTCAGTTATTCTGGAGCCAGCATGACTATTAACTTAAGTGACATAAACTCAGACTTTAACTCATTAGTTTCTGTAAATGACGAAGATCTCATTGTTGTTGACCTTTATGGTTCTGCAACAGTAGGGCAAGGAACAGAAGTGAAGCATCTTGTAAAAGATACTGATTGGAGTTATTCTAACGGTGATGTTACTCTTGTTTCTGGTATTACCACGCCAGGCTCAGGAAGTGCTTATGAACTTGCTTCTGTAAAGATTGGCTTTAGGGCCGATAATAGCGAAGCTATGGGATTTAAGAAAAGTTTAGCAAGTCCGGACGATATTAAAGACGTGTTTGGTGGGGAAATAGTAAGTTGGAACCCACTAGCATATGGTGCGAAGTTAGCACAGGACAATGCATCTGCATCTGTTAATACTTATTGTATAAGCGGCGTATCAAGTATTTCCACAGAAATGTCCAGTGCAAGATCAGCACTAGCTTTAGAAGAGGTTTATGCTATAGGTGTTTTAGATAGTAAAGCAGGATCAAGTGGTTGGAAGTCTCATGTAGAGGACTATTCAGACGCAGTAAATAAAAAAGAGAGAATTGTATTCTTGACGGATGACGTAGTATATGGTGACTATGAGGGGAACAGTACTAGTGAAAAAACCACTATTGCTGAAACTTTAAGAACTAATAATGCAACATTCCAATCAAAAAGAATGTTTATGGTTCATCCTGATGTAGCATATACGGACAGTGGATCACGACACATATCTACAGCACACCCTGACTGGATTGACGCAAGTTTTAAAGAGCACACTGGATTTGATATGTCTAGCCGAGGTGCTTATGCGTTATTCGCAAAGCCGGAGTCTGTTGGCAATAAAAATTATAAAGTAGGAGATAAAATCACTAGCTCTGTACATGCTGAATTAGTTTCAGCAGGGTATCATAGTGTATTTGTTTTTTCTCCTATCCCTGGTTTTTATTTTAATGCAGCAAATGCTGGGTTATGTGTAGGAGTTGCTCCAGAAGCACCCTTATCTAATGTTCCTATCTCAGGAATTTCTAGGACTTACGGATCTCAGGATTACTTTACAGAGGCTCAAATGAACACCATGGCTGAAGGCGGTACTTATATTATGACTCAACTTTCTAGCTCGGCTCCCATTGTATCTAGGCATCAAACTAGTACCGATGTGACGAGTGTAGCTAAAAGAGAGTTAAGTATTACCAAAGCTTTAGACTATACTGCCAAATTTTTAAGGAAGGGGTTAAATCCTTATATTGGTAGACACGTAGTAACACCTGCATTTTTAAAAATGTTAGAAAGTGTTCTTATTAGTCAAGGGCTATTCTTAGTACGAGCGGGAGTATTAAACGACTTGCAAGTTGCAAGTGTAAAACAGGATGATGCTAATCCAGATACTATTCAAGTAGAACTTAGTCTCTTGGTTAAGTATCCTGTTAACTACATTAAAATAAAAATGGTATTTTAGGAGGTAGAAAATGAAAAATTTACTAAATTGGAACTTCAAATCTGGTAATGTACAATCAGTTACGAATTCTACAGATTTTCTTTCGTCTGAGTCAGTTATTCTGTGCGCAGGTACTCCGCGATACGATGATATGGACAGCCCACTAGCTGAACTTATTCCTGTAGGATTAATTCAGAATGCTACGGTTTCTCAGAATAAACAAATTCAACAGTTGTTTGAAATTGGCTCTAGAGAGCCTGTGTTTATACCTGGAAGAACAGTAGTGCAGGTTGCTGTATCAAGGATTTTATTTGATGGAGAATCGTTAATGCGTGCATTGTATTCTAACGCCAACCCTGATTTCGCTGATTCAGTGTTTAAGGGGGAGGGTGACGATAGAGCACCTGGGTTACCTTATACGACTGCAGGGAGCTCGAGCAAGTTTTTTATAAACTTAGCAGCAGAGTTCTTTAACAGGCCTATGGGATTAGCTTTTATTCTAGAAGATATGGACAATGACGAAGCTGGGACATCACGATATGGTGGATTTTACTTAGAAAATTGTAGAATTCAGTCGCATCAGTTCTCTGTTGCTAGTCAACAAACTATCTTGTTGGAGAATATTGGACTTAGAACTTCTAAGTTAATTCCTATACATGTTAGTGATCAAATATCACCTGATAAAGTACAAACAGAAGTATAATCTTAGAAGACCTTAGGATTTTAAGTTAAAAAAATAGGGAGGAGTTTTCCTCCCTATTTCTTTATTTTTTACTTAGCCCACTTTCCTTCAGACACAATCCTTGAAATAACTCCGTAGACAGACAAATCTCCGAAAGCATCCACAACAGATTCATTCTGTGGCTCTCTCATTGTTTTCACAACTAAATTCAAAAGTCTCTGAACCTTATCATTCATTCGTATTATAAGACCTGTCATACTCATCCTTATCTCACTTTCATCATTCAAACTTGTCCCCAAACTAATATTCCCAGGCCCATAGTCCATCTGTTTCTCACAGAATATCTTATAGTCTTCTGACTGAATCTCTTTAAATCGTTCCATCATGCTAGGGTATACTCGCTCACAATACGCTATAGCATCTTCTTTTTTACTACTACTTTTATTTCTATTCATTAATGTACCCAATGGTTATCTATTACTGCTTCTACTTCCATCGATATGCCAGGACAGTAGTGCTTAAATGCGTCTATCATCTCAATTTCTAGTAATCTTCCTACTTCGTCAGCTTCGTCCTCATGGGCTTCCACTAGTATCTCGTCATGAACTACATTTACTATTTTAGCGTCGTAATTACCGCCATCTATAGCCTCCTTTACTTTACATAATGCAAGCTTAGTAATAGACGCAGAAGCTCCCTGACATATAATATTTTTAGAAATATTTAATGCATGAGATACCTGACGTTTATCATCCCAATCAAAAGAAGATAGGTCTCTCCTTCTTTTGTCAAGCGGTGATAGTGCGAATTTTCTTTTTTTTGCTGCTGATACTGCTTGGTCTAAAACTTTTTTAATGTTAGGAAAAGTAGAAAAATACTTATTCATAAGAGTTTTAGCTTCCATAAAGCTTATACCTAAATTCTCTGCAAGCCTCCCAGGCCCAATACCATATATTAATCCGAACGTTAAAGCTTTAGCAGCATTACGTTGTTTCTTTGTAATTTCCTTGTACGGAATTCCGTAGATTAAGCTTGCCGAGTTAGTATGAAGATCAACTTTATTATTTATAGCGTCTATTAACCCAGGCTCCTTACTGATATAAGCCAGAACTCTAATTTCCTGGCTAGCATAATCAGCTGCTATAATTTTATACTCCGGGTCTTGCGAAGTAAAAGCCGCTCTATACCTCTCGTCACTTGGTATGTTCTGTAAATTAGGGCTAGTACTTGAGTATCTTCCAGAATCTGCGCCCAACTGTTTAAAATTGGAGTGTATTCTACCGTCGTACTTACTAACGAATTTGTTAAAAAATTCTTCTCCGTAAGTACTGATACGCTTTTGCTTTTCTCGGTAATCTAACAAGAAGTCCACGACCTCGTGGTTTATTTTTTTTAATTCCTGCTCACCTGTAGAAGTTATATTCAATCCGGTAATCTTATTTAGTATAGGTAGTAGTTGTTTTGGAGATTTATAGTTTATATCAACGCTATCAAATAAAGTTAATTGTCCACAGTAAGGCTCAAAGTATTTATCTAAACCATTTTTAGCTTTTTTAGCGGCGGTCTCTGCCTCCTCTCTTAAAGCTGTCCATCTTTTTTTGTCCAGATATAATCCGTTTAATTCCATGTCCCCTGTAGGAGAAACAGTTCTGTACTCTAATCTTGATAACTCGTCCATGTCCCTACTTTCTAATAATCTCTGCATGTTTTTATACAAAGGAATTAGATGTTTAGTATCGTCACCAGCATACTTTATTTGACTTTCTGTAAAGGGTGATCCTAATCTCATATCAACAAAAGATTTCTGTTCGGCTTTACTAACTTCAACCCCTAAGTACTTGTACAAAACTGAGTCTAAACTGCTACTTAACTTTTTACCTGTAGTCAAAAGTTGGTTAGCGAGCATAGTACACCTCATATTTGTTAGTTCTACCTCAAAGTTTCCTTTTATCATCTTATAATCAAACTTTGCGTTATGTAAAACCTTAACTAAATCTTTTTCCGCTAACCAATGTAGCACTGTAAAAATTTTAGTACTTAGTTTGAAAACATCAAATACGAATTGCTTGTGCTCAGTACCAACCTGAAGTAGTAATACTTTATTTAGCATTGGATCTAGTCCGTTTGTTTCAGTATCAACTGCTACCATACTTTGCGTCTTTAAATAAGACATGGCATCACTTAATCCTTCCTCTGTTGTTATGTATCCCATTTTAAAAAATCCTCCAAAGTTTTGGAATGTTTCTTACTCCGCAACTTTTTTAATATCTTTTCTTTTATTTGTCTTATTCTTTCTCTTGTTAACCCCATATCTACGCCTATCTCTTTTAGAGTGTACGGCCTAACTTGCTCAATTCCGTAGTACATCTTTAATATACTCTTTTCCCTTTTAGGGAATGTTTTCAGTACGTGAGTTAGCTCTTTTTTAAACTCTTCATCTGTTTTTAATACGCCATAAGATAAATCAGCGGGTATAACCTCATTCAAAGTTTCATTATTTTCAGTATGTGGCGTATCAAGCCCAATCACTGTGTAGTTAAATTTTAAATCTCTTATAGCTGTTGTATCTCCTTCTAAATATTCTTCCAACTCATTCATAGAAGGGTACCTTCCTAAAGTATTTTCTAAACTTTCTGAAGCTTTTGTAGCTTTAGTGATGTTAGAAATTTTATTTAAAGGAAGTCTTATAGTTTTTGCGTTTTCATGTAGTGAATTAAATATAGCTTGACGAATCCACCAAACAGCATAAGTAATAAATTTTACGTCCTTACTTACATCGAACTTCTCAAATGCTTTTACTAGCCCTAAGTTACCCTCTGATACTAGTTCATCTATTGTAAGTCCTTGATTTTGGTACTTTTTAGCCACACTAACAACAAATTTTAAATTAGATATTATTACTTGTTCTCTTGCAGCATTATCACCATTCTTTCCTTTTTTTATTAATGCCCGCTCTTCTTCTTTACTTAAAGGAGTGCTAGGTATAATAGATTTTAAATAGTAACTGAATGCATCCATATTTATTTTTGATTAAAAAAAAGGGCACATCAATGATGCACCCTTTATTGTTATAAATGTTTGAACTAGTTTTTTGCTTGGAAGTATGATCCCATAGCATCAACTACTCCTTGACCTGCGATATACGAAGGTACAATTGTAGTAATAGCTCCAACTAAGTTTTCAGCCATTGCAGGATCTAGTCCTGCCCAGTCTACGATAAGTACGGATAAAACTCCGCCAAATGCAACCCATAGCTTCCTACTTGATAATTTCTCTTTCCAATTCATTTATTTTGCTTGGTTTTTTGTTTACATGGTATGTCTTATTATCAACCTGTCTAACAGCTTTTCCTGTATCTTCCAGTAATTGACAAATAGAACAATTTATAGGTCCTCGGCATTCATCGTAATTGTCCCAGTTATGAAATATTTGATCAAACTTATCTCCATAATCAGGACCGACGGGACTTTGAGTATTTCTAATTTCGCCAAAGTCCTTGCTTTGAGATCTTTTTTGCCTACCATCATCTTGTTTAATTGAGTTTATGTTCATACTTTAATATAATCAATATTTTAGAAATGAGCAATATAATGTTGAGGATTTTTATCTCCTCTGACCCAGTTTAACAAATACTGAGCTCCAATACTACTTACTATTCTATTTCCAAATTGTATTATATTGTTTTCAAACTCCCACTGTCTTTGACAGCTTCCATCCTCTACGTCATCTTTCGGTAAAGTTTTTAACATTACTTCAAGAGTATTTTTTTTATTCTTTGTGAATACAGCGATATCTCTTCCTTCGCTTCTCATATCCATCCAATATACGTCTTCATTTTTATCCACATAATTAAATAATAATTTTCTGAATTTTGAGTTATCGACGCAACATACTATTCCTTCATATCCATTAAGTTGATCTTCCGATTCTATACGAGATGTTATTGACCCAAATCCATATCTTGCAGACAATGATTCAGATTTCTCATCCATTATATCCTCCATAAAAAAGTTTTGGTAGGATAAATTTTTATTTTCTACTGTATCGTCATCTGCAAACGTAAATGATACGTTGTCAGAAAACTGACCGTGAGTATCTAAATTGTATAAATGCTCGGCAAGCCAACTTCCTATTCCACCTGCTCCAACTACCAGTACACGTTTCATTAATTTATCTCCATTTCTATTGGTTCCCACCTACGTTCAGACTCATTTCCATCATAGTAGTATGCCTTTGTTTCTTTAAATTTAGGTGAGTGTATTATATACACACCAGTATATCCAGCACCCTGTAAATCTGTAATAGAAGGAATAGGTTTATTATTTGGGTGAGAATGCATTATCCCAATAAAGTCATTCTCTGCTTTAGGAGACACGTGAGTAGTCTCTCGAAGCATACCCATAAATTCATTCGGGTCCGGTATATAATGTACCTCCTTGTTCTCTGTACTAACGTTTGTTAGCGGTATAAACTTTTCACACTTCCATGAGTTTCCTTGTTTTTTACCGACCATAGCCCCGACGATCTCGTCAGGGCTATCATCTGCATAACTTGTCATTTCATAGAGTGTATCTTTTGAAATGTTAAAGTTCATTTTATCCACCAACTAATGCATTAGCCATCATAATTTCTTCTGCTTCCATTATGTCTTCTAAAGAAATAGTATCAGGAGTTTTATGCTGCCCGTCTACGTAAGCCCAACGTCCAGTTGTTTCTGACTCGTACTTGATTTTTTCTAATGCAGCTACAGGCATTCCTGACCATTCGTCGTGCCCCTTTGTAGATACAATTTTTATTGTGACAGGAGTCAACTCTCTTGATAAATCACTTCCGTTATTTTTGTTTTCGCTCATGTTTTCTTACCATGGTTTTTTTGTTTATAATATTATAATGTGTGAATGGCACTTGCGACTAAAGCGTCGTTATGAAGTGCATATATTCTATTAACTAACTTATCCATTCCTACCTGACTTGAAGATTTGTCTACGATACATATATACTTTCCGTCAGGGAATGAATATACTCCGCACTGTGGGTCATTAGTATTTATCTGCTCCTTACCGCCCGTATCTATAAAGTAGTTTCGTAAGGATCCTTTAATAAGATACCCAGTTTTTGACTCCCCATCAGACATTATTACTGTCTCTTCTTCAATGCCAAATGTTTTCTCAGTCTCCACCAGTAGTTCTTTACTTTTCTCTATAGCATCTATAAAAGCCTTCTTACCAGAAGAGATAATACCTTTTATATCATCAACCTCTACCCCTTCCACTGATTTACCATCTAAAAGAGTATTAACCACATCAAGCATAGATCCCTGTCTAGATAACCTTATAATTTTCTGGGTATTTTTTACTCTGTACGACGTATCATTTATAACAATGTAGTTGATATTTTTTCTTCTCTCTAGAGGCAGTTTTAAAGATACATTCGTAAAGTCAAATTCATCCCTAACATTTATATCTACACCTATTTGTAAGTATGTATGCATTTTTAATGAACATTTACTGACAGACTTTATAAAGTAGTCAAAATCATCTTGTTTAGTAAAACACAGACCCCTCTCAATAACAGGTTCTACCTCATCAGAATTTATTCGTTTATCGTTTACATACATTCTAGTAGTAGATATTCCAATGCTATTTGTACTTACCCTTTTCTCTACTTTAAAAGAAACTTCTCCAACACTCCCACTTCCTTCTGTATTTGAGACATAGGATAAAAATATTGGTAGAGCTTGATCAAAGTTAATATCATCTAAGTTGTATGCTTTAGACAAAGTACTTAAAACTTTATACGGCAATCCAGAGATATCCGATTTTAGCACTTGGTTCTCGTACTCTATTTTATCCTCTGAGTACAGAACACCATTCAATTTTAATGACTTTCCTGGTATCAATAAAGTATTTAATCTATCCTTTATTTTCTCACGCAGTTTTTCCTGTGATTTTATAGCAGCCTGCTCTCTTGCAGTTCTTTGTAAATCCCGTTTAGTAATAAGATTTAAAGAATTATTATCTAAAAATTCTACGTGATTGTCGTCCCTACCTCTCAGATAGTTATCAAGAATTTTAATATTAGGTAATGCTGGATCCAAGTCTGTAAAAATCAAATTTCCAACTGGCACATGGTTTTCGTATCTTTGGTAGTACCCTCTCCTAACGCTATCACTACAAAAGTAATATCTACCAACGTCTACGTAATTATATGAAGGGTCCGAGTGCGGTATGACTTTTAAAGAAACACTAGTATCGGTACTCCACCTACTATGCTCTCTCTGCTGTGAAACAAATAGTCTGAAGTTATCTTTTTCTAACACATTTGTTATAAAACTTAGCTTTCTATTGTCGTATAAAAGCCTTTTGTTTTTCTTATCAAGGCATATTGTTGACTCTTTACCACCTTTGAACACTTCTTTTAATACCAACTCTATATCCTTTTTGTCTATATTCATTCGGATAGATGACCAATTATCCATCAAGTAATCTTCACATGTAGATACTACATCCTTTACGTTTTTATGTACTTTGTTCGATACCCCAGGTACCTCAATATCGTCCAATATACGTGATAGTACATACATAGACTCAAAATCTGTTTCTTGTATATTTTCAATGTATAGGTTATCTCTGTATGTTATCTTTAACTTGAAAAGGTTTTTCTTATCTCCCCAGTGCTGGTAATGTCCACCGTCCTCAAATTCCTTATCATTTATTTTTTGTATATTAACTTGGGAGCCGCAGCCAGATGATACTATTACAGAAGATTTACGCACCTCATATTCTAAGACATTAAGTATATCTACCGCACTGTCTTTGTAATATTTATTACCTACTGCTGCAGTCATACCTCTTTCTAAATCACTAACTTTTGAATTAATATCTTCCATATCTTTGTCGGATAGACCTAATTCATACAACCCGTTTATGGCGGGTAGTAAATGTTGCGTTGTATTCATTTTGTTTCCTTTGGTTTACTCAAATGGTTTACTCAAATAAGTTTGATTTTTCCAAGTTTTCTTCGTCCATTTTACACGATGTCATAACTAAAAAGTTGTCGTTATCCGGGTATACGCTGACTTCCTTGCCGATTAATTCATTTAAATCAGAGATACCATAGTACCTCATTAATTTAGCTAGAGAGCTATTTGGCGATATATTACCTTCATGGTTTAATGACAGCCAAAGCCCCTGGATTCTCTTATTTCCTTTATTATCTTCTGTCCATACATCAGAAATTTGAAAGTTTTTTCCGTCCGGCTGCTCCACAGAAAATTTAATTTTTTCTGAGGTCTCGCCACGCACGTCCACTTCTACTTTTTCTGCGTTTGTAACAGTAACTTTTCTTAGCTGACTTCCTACTTTTAAATTTAAAAAACTCATATGTTTTTTTCGGTTTGTTGTTTATCTTTTATTCCTTCTTATTAGTGTGTTTGATAAACAAAAATGACCCATAAAAATTTTTACAGGCCATTTCATAGTAAGTCGCATACTTACTATATTATTCTTATACCATATATTATATTATTTCACAGGTATCATTATTACAAAATTTTTCAACAATCGCTTCCTCACCTTTAACTGCTCCAAAGTTTAGTTTGGTCAATTGCGAAATCATTTTAGTATATTCAGTTTGTGTAATTTCCTCATAAGGCATCTGAGGGTACGCACCTTTCTCCAATCTAGGTAGAAAACTAATTCCCTTCAATTGATATTGAAAGTATTGTAATGCGTACTTTAATTGAGGTCCCTCTATTTTAGGATCAAAGGTCACTGTACAAGAAACTTGATTATCTGCCCAGTATTTTTGCATAAAGGCAGCTAAGCTTAACTGTTCCCACATAGTAACTTCCTCTAATGTTCTTATACCTTCTCCTACATCTACAGGAATATTTACGACTACAGTACTTTCCTCACTACCGAAAGCAGGTTCAATAGAGTAACCAGCTTTTTCTAAAGGTTTAATTAAGGCACTATGTCTTGACAGTCTCATGCGGCGTATGTAAAACCTAGACTCAGGATAATGTAATCCTGGAGTAGCTCCTGCAAGTAAAGACACTGTTCCAGAAGGCTTTACAGACGTAGTTTTAATACTGCGAGGCACTGCTAGCCAATCAGAGTATTTCTTATCATACTCTTGTATTCTATCAAATCCCGTCTCTAACCATTCTCTTAATACATGTAAACCACGTACATGTTTGAATTGAGCTATACCTGAAACAGATGTTCCTATACGTCTATTTCGTAACATTACTCGATTAGTTTCGGGCCAATGAGTTTTCCCTAGAGTAACTGTTTTTGCGTATAGATACGCATACTTAAGTGTTTTTAAATAGTCACCTAAATCTTCATGATTATTTGGAAAGGTTTCTACCAAACAGCAAAGTTCGTATGACTCTAATGTCTGTTCTAAACATGGATTCCCTCCAGTTGCTCTGTGATCTTTCCAATCTTTACCATTACGCATACGAGAGTATGCTTGCATATTTTCTAGCCATGCAAACCCTGGCTCACCATTCTTTATAATACGGTTACAAGTCTCGTCATAATCCATACCTAGTTCAGCAAAGACTGAATTATTTGATGTCCAGCCATGCTCCATTCTATCAGGGTTCACTTCATAGTTTTTTAAGTCGAGGTATTCATCTGATAAAGGGTCTCCAAAAACTATTTCAGCTGTTCGTCGTACATTACCTGCGACCACACATTTACCTATATGGTTTTGTATATCCACAATCGCTGTAACTGATAATGGGTTTCCAATCTCATTACGTAAGGTGTTAGTGACTTGAATATGTAATTCTTTTAAAGGTCTATGCCCACTAGACACACCTCCAAAACCTCTTATAATCTCACCCTCAGCTCTTATTTTAGAGTAGTCAAAAGTTATAGGAGCCGTACCTTGAAAATATGACTCAATTAATCGTTTAACCGATTCAACCCATCCTTCCCTTGTATCAGGGATCACATATAGGTCTTCACTTCTATCTGTGTTAGGACCTTTTACTACCAACTGTCCTGCGCCCTTTGTATCAAATCCAACACCAACACCTAGCATAGACGCATCCATTAAAAATGTAAATGGCTTCGCTAAATCTTCTTTTATGTTATCTGTTGATACATACGCACAATTGTTTAATGCAGCGTATAATTTACGTTCTTCAGTTATTGGGGAGCCCATTGCCCAAATACCTCTTCCTGGAGGTAAGAATTTCATATTAAAAATTCTATCATACATTTCTTGAGCACTTCTCTGTGCTTGCCATGGATTCCATCCTAAACTATGGTGATCTATCCAGTCCATTTGCATATTGTAAGTTCCCTCTACTACACGCTGAACTGTTTCCCACCACCTCTCATTTTTGCCACTGTCTTTTATTCGGCTATAAGTACGCATATAGACTAATTCACCTAAACCATTAAATCCAAAAGGAGGTTTTTTTCTCTTATATTTATTTATAAAGTTTTCTGATAAAGAAAATCCACTCATATTATTCCTCCCGTACTGAAGCACTATCCTCTAAAAGAAACTTATATTCTTTAGAAAATATCACTCTTGCTATTGGGTCCCCAGGCAATAGAGTTATTGGATAAGGCCCTGTGTTAGAAACTACTATGCAGACCTCTGCACCGTTTGTGGAAGTATTTAGTACTCCAGATTTAATAGACAGCGTATGCTCCAAAGCTACGTCCCTAATATCATATATTTTTCCTACGTACCCAGACGGGACATCCAGCGCTACCCCGGTCTTTATATTCTTTACCGTTTGGCCAGCAACCACAACCTTCTCACTCACGTAGAGACATACTTCTGATTGCCCATCCTCACTACATACTGGGTCTACTGCTTTAGAATTTAGTTTCTTGTATTTTACTTTCATTGTTCTTTTAGCCATTATTTTTTCTTGGTTAATTTAAAATCATTATTAATTTAATATTTTGTGTAGGTATTAATATCGTGTATGGTGTAGGCTCCCCAAACTCTTTTATAAGTTTTTCGTTCGTATGTGGTTTTAACATCACAAATGTTTCATTATAACTCACAATATGCCCTACCCCTCCACCTACAAGAGAGTCGTGTACTATTTGTACTACGTTTTTCTTTTTTACTATGTCTTCTATAAATCGTAAATCCATGTGTCTTTGTCGGTTAGTAATGTTAAATAGTCGTCAGTTTCCACTAACCACTCTTCTTTAAAGTCCGCGTATGGTATGGATTTTCTACCGTCACCATACCAGTACTTTGACACCAACGATATGGGCGTCACAAATGCACGATTATGCATTTTTTTAAAGTGTATGAGAAAGAATGCCAAACCTCCAAGCTCCTCCACTAGTTCTAAATACATGAGCTGATGTTGCTTTATATTCTTTAACGGAAAGGAAGTCTTAATTTGAGTTTCCTTTGCGTCAAACGCTACAAACCTTCCATCTGGCGGCACTAGTCCTGTGTAATCAACTGTACTAGTCTGCGCTATTAAACCTTTTCTTGTATAAAGAATAGGAACTGGCACTTTCAATATAAGGGCTTTCTTCTTCTTTCTATATTTCCAATTGGCTGCGTTAGCAGATTTTTCTAGTTCGTTAGCTTTCATTTTTTATTTAATAGTTATGTCGTATCTGTAAGTTTCAGCGTGCTGTAAGAGCATATTCCAATATTTAGATGATACGTCTATTTTTTTAACTCATATTTTTGTTTTGACGGTATATTTGTATTATATTTCTGATTTAAATATAAATTCGTATTAGATGATACCCCAAGTTTTTTTAGCAATTTTGGTATGTCATGCTCCAGTTTATAATATTCTGGAATAATTTTAGATATTTTTTTGCTCCAATTCGCGACATGAAAAATTGCCTGCTCCACTGGATCTTGCACTTTTTTTAGTTCTGGCAGATGCTGTACTAAAAACGAATAATGAGGATCACTTTTTTTCATAAAAAATTTTCTAGTTACTCAGCTTTCAATCACTTTCACTGGATTTCTTACCACATGAAACTTTGGGATATCGTAATTTGCTAAAAAAGGAGCTGCTAACCAACTAACATCACAATCATAATCTTTAATATTCTTTAAGGTATCTTTGGTATGAGTAAAAACAGCTTCATGCCCACTTTTAAACCCGTTCAGCTCTAAAGTTTTGTAAGTAAAACCGGTTCCAGATCTCCCTGTTCCTGTAATTATAAATTTCATACTATCTCCCCTGTAATTTAAGTTTCTAGTTAGTTTATTTTCGCTTTATAGCACTGAGTATCCTTTCTCTGCCTCTGGGTAAATATAGTGACTGGCTTTCTTGCTCAGTAACTCTTCTAAAGAATTACAAAGTTCCATCTCGCGTATCCTATTCGTATCATCTACTATGATAGGAACACGTACATTAAATATATCAATATTTTTTAAAAATCCTATCCTTCCAATACTTCCAGGAGGCCCATCTATTACTATCAGATCATAATTTTTTGGCAAAGTATTTTTTAAAATAGACACATCATACCAAGAATAATCGTTATACTCTCTTATAGGCGCATAAATATAGTTGCTATCTTTGCAAAAGTTTACCCATTCTTTATTATGTTCTATAGAGTACACCTCATAGTTTTTAACTAATTCCTTAGTACCTGTACCGCTACCTAACTCAAGTATTGTGCTTCCTTTCGGTACTAATTGCTCTATGTGATAAAGAAGTTCTTCACTAATAGCCCATCCACCTAAATTTCTTTTATCTATCATTTATATCTCTGTAATTAATTGTTATCTTTTTTATCAACTCTTCTGCCTCTACCAGCTCTTTGGTGCTCTGTTGTCGATGATAGCACTTTATCTACCCATAAGGCGTTTCTTTCTCCCCATCTCCCCTTCATAAGATCGTGTATGAAATGAAAATCTCCACACCCCTTATCTGGAAATAACGTACTTTCTATAAAAGATTTCTTTACTATGAACCCTATCATGGATATTTGTCCTAAAACTAACGGTTTTTTCCAGTAGCTATTGTTTGGAACTGTGCCACCAGCAGCTCGTACCTTCCAAAAAATTATATCTTTTTTATGCTCCAGTAACATACCCATTGCTGTAGACAACGAATCTTTTGATGTATAGTAATCATCATCATCTAGAAAACATACATAATCATTATTAGGAACCATCTCCATAGCCACATTTAGATATAAGTTATAATGTTTGAAATCTTCTTTTTTTAATTTTAAAAGTTTAACATCATTATAAGAATTTACGTAAGTATCTAAAGGATCGTCTGACGTAACTAAGTGTCTTATATATGGGTATGACTGTTCTTTTACGCTACTATAGCACGTACTAAAAAATTTCGGCCTACCAGACGTTCTTGTAATAACGTGTAGTGTTGGGAGCATTTGTGTGTACCCTACTTTGTCAATTAATAAGTCCCAGTAAGTCATGTTATTTATTAAAAGGTTTTTTAAACTTTTCTTGACCTGGAAGTCCGCCTCATTTTTGAATGAAGTACCTCCTATTAGAGCTAAAATCTTTATTCAAGTTCGGGTCTTTTTTAATTGTCATTGACTTTCGATAAACCAAGGGATCCAGGCCTTTTATATTACTGTGCTCTGTATCATTTAATTTTAATCTATAAGCGTAATCATTGTCCTCAAAATAAGCGGGATAAAATTTAGTGTCAAATAACCCTATTTTATTGATGCACTCTTTAGATATAAAGAAACATGACCAACATGCCCCCATAGTCAGCACGTTGTAATCTCCAACCTCATCTAGTACGGACTGTACTTGACTAAGACTTTTGCCCCATATTATATCGTCGTTTAGAATAGCTAGGTGACCTCCAGTAGAAGCGAATTTATTTATAATATAATTCCAACTAGCAGACACCCCTAAATTTTTTCCAGGTTTATGTATGTGGGTTTTATCCTTTAAATTATTAGGTATATTAAAATTTTGATTTCCATTATCTACTATTATAACTTCTTGTACATCACCCATATTTTTTGAGATATCTTGCAAGCTCTCCTCCAATAAGTCAGCCTGATTAATAGTAGGTATACCTATTGTTAATTTCAGTTTTTCTACGCTATCGTATTTGTATTTTTTTGACAACGAAGCCCATATACTCATATCAATGACCTTAGTTATTAAAAGCTTTTCTTGCGTCAATTATTTTTTGTATTGTATCTATAAGGCCATCGTCATTACCACTTATAGCAACATATGAATTATATAAATTATTAACAATACTTACAGTCTCAGAAAAAGAAGAACTAGAGTCCACTACTCCTAAAGTTTCTAATAACTTCTTCTCTTTTTTTAAGATATTTTCCTCTTGTTCTTTAACAGAGGCTTCTCTACCATCAATTTCTTCTGCTTTTTCTTTCAGACCGTTTTCAATTAATTTTAATTTATCTTCAGCTTCCTTTATCTCTTTCTCATTCATATTAAATATCTTTTGTTTTTTAATTTAAAAAAGGCGGGCATAAAATACACCCGCCTATAAACTGCTTTGTTACAAGATACTACTCAAATAAACTTGCCCCAGTCAGCTCTTCGCCCTGAGTAACTTCTCTATATTTAGATAAAGGGTTTGTAGGGTTACCGTTTGGAGTCTTCCCCGGCTCGGTGTACGCTGATACTTTCAATCCAACAAGTCCGGCTGCTATATCGTTTGGTTCTACATCTTCCTGAGTAACTAGATCGCTACCAGCTGCTCGTAAGAACCCAAATAAGAATCCATAAGCTTTAGGAGTCAAAACAAAATTGCTCCATAATTTCCTGTTCTTAAAGCTACCTTCTGTTACGTGAAATGTAGTTTTTATCATCTCATTACCAGTCGATGCTGTCGTTAACTCAGCGTTTTCTACTACTAAGTTATAACGTCCTTCTGGCAACGGTTCGAATCCGTCCCCACTCTTCTGAGTTTCTCCTACTTCTTTAAAATTAATACCCATTATTTATTATTGGTTTTAGTTGTTAAGTCTGACAATAGTAACTCGGCTTCATCTTGCTTAAGATCAAGTACGCTAGTTACCATGTAATCAGCTTTTAGTTTCTTTTTTAAATCCTTTTGGTCCATGCTGCTAGCAGCTTTCTCAAGTTTCTCTAAAGTATCTGCCTTTACACCAGCCGTCTTTAGCTCTTTTCCTTTGTACTCTATGTCAACACTTCTACTCATACTTTCATTCTGCTCTAAGTTTTGTTGTTGATTGAATACTACCGCTTCCCTTTCTAAGCCTTCTATCCCAATATATTGGGTGAAAGATTTGTAATTAAATTCGAACTCATGTGGAAGTTTATTAGTCCTATCTTTTACCATTTTAGCCATGTGATTACCGTTTTCATCTGTGTATAATTCAAGCACAATATCAAAATGATAGGGCAAATCTTTAGGCCCTTCTGGAGTAGTTCCTATTACTTGCATAAATTCATCTTTGTCTGTACTATACAAAGGTTTGGATTTAGCTGTAACTATTATATTCATATCTAACGAAAGCATCTTTGTTATTAAGATTTTAACATCAGACTTGATAAACTTGTAGTCAAGTGGCCTAATTTCATAATTAGGGTTACCTGACTTTACTCGCATTTTAGCTACTTGTTTTTCTATGATAGAGTCGTATAAATTACTAAACGAATCAATTACAAAAGTTTTAAAACCTGTAGGATCCTTTAGTAGCTCATCTACTGCTTTGTTTACTTGCTTAGGACTCACTGTTTGGATACGGTGGAAGTCGAAGTACTCCCCGTAATGCTCAGTCCCTCTTTCTGTGTCGATAACAGCCGGCTTAGGAAAGTGTAAACTTACTACAGATTTTCCAGTTCCAGATGCACCATACACAAGCATTTTTAGCCTCTCAGCTCTAGGCTTCGCTTTTTCAAATAAGCTCATTAGTTTTCTTGGTTATTTTTGTTCTACTTTATAAAAGTATAATTTTTTGATATTAAGTACGCATTATACGTTGCTTGAACATCTCTTAAACAGTACTCTTTTATTTCTTGTATTCTTCCGTCTCTGTACGCAACGGAGACGTTTTCTGCTGTTATTTCTTCTTCTTTTGGAGACGGTATTCCTAGATGATCACAAGTTAGTCTTAGGCTTGCACCTTTAAATCTATCATAGTCAGCCATGATAACGTGAACATCCCAATGAGGGTACTTGAAGAATTTTTTAGTATTTAAAAAGCTTTGGTTTGTAGCTTTCAAGTCATGCTTCATTGATCTTTTTATAATCCAAGGCACGTCAAAAGACAGTCCGTTGAATGATATGAACAGACCTCTAAAGCCTGACACTATTTTCCAAAATCTAGATAAAATATCTTTCTCATCCCCCACTAATCCTATAGTATCGTATTTCCCATCTGAAGTTGTTTTCATGAGACCTATACACACTATTTCTCCAAAATATGGATTAGTTCCCATTATTAAAGACTTAGCTGATTCGTATTCCTCAGCGGTAGGTTCGTCGGAATTAGCAAACCTTCTCTCTAACTTTTTATCCAACTCGTATTGTTGAATATCTGTTAGTTTTGTTTGCGGTATTGTTTCTATATCGAAAGTAATAGTTTCCATTTAATTTTATGATTTTTAGTTATATTAATTTTATTTACTTCTCTCTTTAATATAACTAATTCATTTAATTAAAGCAACAACGGTTCTGATAGTGGTGCTACTAAAAACAAACTTTCAAACCTTGGAAAGGTATTTTTCATCAATTCTAATACTATGTCAGGAGTGTTAGTCCTAGAACTCAAGTGTCCAAATGCAATCCATTCTACTTTTTCTAGGTTAACATCATTTTCTATATACTCTGATATTTGATGGTTACCTAAATGTCCGAAAGGACCTGATATTCTCATCTTAAGTAGCTCATCATATTTTTCATAATCGTCCAGCATCTGCTGGTCATAGTCAGCCTCTAGAAAGTATGCGTTACAAGACTCTAAAGCTACTCTCATTACTTTTGATATACTACCTGAGTCAGTTAAGTATCCAAACTTTTTATTTGAGGTAGTATCTGTAATTGTATATCCTAAACTAGCTTTACTGTCGTGTTTAGTAGTATATGCTTTTACTAGCATATCTCCTACTTTAATCTCATCCCCACCTCCTATGAATTGTACATCACAATTTTTAAATATTTTTTCCTTTGCAATGAATGATTCCTCTGGTATATAAATAGGGCATCCTTGTTTCCTTCCTACAACCCCTGCTCCTGCAACATGATCATGATGTTCATGCGTTATAAAAAGGGCTGATATTTCTAAGTCATCTTCTTCAGATGCCTCAAGTATTCTCTTGTAACTAACTCCTGCGTCTATTAGCAAAGTAGCCTCCGAAGAGGCCACTTTACAACAATTACCAGAGCTGCTACTATACAACGGGTGTATTTCCATTATAAATAACCTGGTTTTACTATTATTACTCGTACAGACCTACCGCGCATTTTTCTTGACTGTACTGTTTTATTATATATCATTCCATTCTCATAAAGCTCATGTATTATAGCTTTCTTTGTGTGAGTTAAACTTTCATTTGAAGCTCTTAAAAATGACTGTATTTCTTTAAAAGCTAAGTTAACTACTAAGTACCCTACAGGTTCCTTAGTCTCTTTGTGCGATCCCCAGTACCCGATTATAGGTGTATGGTTATTTTCTTCGACATCCTCCATATAATTTGGTAACATCCTTACCTTGTTGCTGGACATTAATTCCTGTAAACCTTTTAAAAATCTATCAGATGCCAACTCTTCTGCAGCTTCCGATGCTACGTCCATGATTTGTACATCAAGAATACGCATAAAAGTTTCTTGCGCTTCTATTGCCTTTTTCTTACTCCAAAGAAAGTCCGATATAAATTTAAAACTTGTTGCTAACAATGAAACATTTCTAGCTATTCTAATATCGTTTGACTGCCCGCCTACTTTCTTATAAAAATGATCCATATTATCTTGCATTACTTTATTTAATAGTACAGGTGCTACATTAAATAAATGGTGCATATATCTAGCCGTAAATCCTGGGTAGAATTTTTTCATCTCTTGGATTCTTTTACCACGAACCATGTCTTTATACTTTGTGTTACACGTAACTGGTATTAACCTTGCAAGATTTGAAGCTTCACCGGACGGTGTATCCTCACCAGTGGATGCTAGCCACCCTTTGACAACGAATGTTTTTGCTAGTTCCATATTAGCATTCATCCTTGACCTAGCTGTGTTATCTGCGTAGTTTTGCATAAGGGTTAAGGCACCATCAAAAGCTCCCGGCTTATTGAACATTCTCTTTTTAAAGTCATCAATCATAAATAAAGAATCTTTCATAAAATACCCTATCCTCCCCAAGGAATTAGCTGTGGAACTCCAAGTCGGTACAGAGTCAAACTCACCGTAAAAGTTTTGGAATGCTTGCATTGTATATGACTTTCCTGTTCCTGATTCCCCTCTAACAAAGTAAGTAAACTTTGTTCTATCTCCTTCTAAAAACGGGAATAAGATTGGTAAGAATGTAAAGGATAAAGCACCATAGGTGACTTCTTCATTTACAACTTTTATTAAATCCTCTTGTATATGTTTTTTTAATGCGATAAAAGTTTCATCGTCTATTTTTTGTAGATCTAAACACTCCGCAAATTCTTCCCCTTCTAAGCTAACCAACGTGTCGTCATTACTTCTTATACCGTCTTTATCTACAATAACTGACGGACTCATATACTTGTACGGATACTTATCGCTGCCCTTTAAATCATTAAATCCAAACTGCTTTAGTATGAATACAGGCTCTGCATCTGCATACTTTTGAATAGCAGTTTTAATAGATTGTATATTATCTATTAATAGTTTATTTGGCCCTAAAGCCTTATAGATGAAAGCTTTTAATTTCTCGTCATTAGAAAAGTCATCCGAAGAAATTTCGAAGTCTATATCATCCTTCTTCTTCTTTATAACCCCCTCAAATAATCTTTTGTCATACTCAGGCATGCCTGTACTAATTGTAGTATCTTTAGTTATATCCATTGTAAAACTTGAAAGTTTTTTTATTTTTGTATCTTCCTTACCTGGAAGTCTTTCGTAATATGAGTTCCCTCTCTGAAAAAGAAAATCTGATTTATCTAAAGCATTTATATCAACTTCTTTTTCTTGGGTGGACCAGTGGTAGAAAGCTATAGGACTTTTTGCTCTTCCAATAGCCGAGCATTTTTGAGAACAGATGCTACCATACTTTCCGTCTTGAAGCTTTTCACACGTTATAGGAAGGTAACCTTCTCCCTCTTCACGCATCTTTGTCTTCATAACTCCTATATTCTTTTTTGTCAACTCCGAATCATAGTTCTTCATTCTGCTAAAGAAGTTTTGTGTGGCGTATCTTTCAGCCTCCTTCCCCATATTAGTAAACATGTACCCAACTATTTCGTTAAAAAAGTTAGGGGACTCTTCTTGCTCTAAACACGTATCCCACATATTTTGCAAAGCTTCGCATTTTTTTAGAGGTTCCGTATAAGGGGCTGACTCATTAGAAAATGACATAGTATCAGCGTAGTCAATAGTACTTACTGATAAATTATCTATAAATTCACTAAAGACTTTAGACTTATGATGATACCCGTTCGGCCCTTTTACGAGATTTCCAAAAGATCCTTTATTTACTTGAGTTTGTTTAGGGAATATCTCCCACTCAATCCCGTTTGCGGTAGGGCGCATATTTGAAAATATACTTTCAAAACCACTCTTTATGATACTAGACGGAACCGGATTTTCAAAGAAAACCCATACATGGTAACCTTTATTTCCTGAAAACTCAATATAAGATGGTATCCCCTTATTGCTAAGAAGTTTTTTTGAAATCTCTGCCTGTTCTAATAACTTATCCTTCCAGTCTTCGATATTAAAACTTTCACTACTCCACACTGATTTAGTTAGGTCTATGTCTAAGCAAGCCCATTTAATGGTATTCTCTTCCGGCTTCACTTGGTACAATCCTATTGTCTGTCGTCCAGTCAAATGTGCTTCTATTATATCTTCATCAATAGGCTCTTTTACTGGAATATAAGAACCTTTTGTCTGCTGTATAGCATAGACATCGTCCCTGTGGACGAAAAGTTTTTTAAATATATCTGTACTAATTTTTCCCATGTATTCTCACTTCGTCCCAAAAGACTTGGTTGTTTTCGATTAATTGTTTTATATGTTTTTGCTTTTTTGATAACCTAGACTTACCAGATTTTACCTCAATAAAAGTAATCTGATTATCTCCATAATGTATATAGTCTATTGGCTGCCCTAAGAATTTTACTTGCTTTGGGTCATAAGGAAAGTTATCTAAGAAGGGGGCTAGCTGTTCTGCTATATGGCCCGTAACTACTTCACTGCTTTTCTTCTGTGATAAAATCTTAGAGTATTTAGCCTTTAGACTTCTTACAGTCTTTATAGTATAGTATGTATTTAAACTTAGAGCTATAATTGAAATTATTAAAAAAGCAATTAACATTTTTTATTTTGATTTTTCTGTATTGTCACATAAGAAGTTACAGAAAACTCCGCACCTTAGCCTACCGTCTGGAAAAATATCAGCACTCCCTTTTTGCTTCTCAGACCAGGTATGAAAAAGATGAGGCTTATCTAGTGGGCATCTTATATGATTTATTTTATAAACTGCACGTCTCAAGTTCTGTGGCTTGTTTTGTAATTTACCTATAACAAGTTTTTGCTCAAGATACTCTCTGACTTTAGTTACAGATCCCTCTACGTTATCAGTAGTCTTTTTTATTATGGACTCAATTTGTGAGTTTGATAACTTAATTTTTATTTTATCTGGAGAAGACTTAGACAACAGTTTATTAACCTTTTCTCTTAGAATGTCCACAGGTTTCATTGATATATCTGGACGTCCGCATCCCATCCTATCCGCCACACGTAAATCAAGTAAATTGTGTATATTATTCTCTCCGACTTTAGCAATCAACTTCTTTACTGATGCTTCTGATTTTCTAAAAGATGCATCAAATAGATGATTCCTTATTAGAAGAGTGACTGTCTCTATAATAGAACTAGGATACCCCCACTGTGTTAGTATTTTCTCAGCTACGAAAGCTCCAACATTTTCGTGGTTATAAAAATGCATCCCAGTATTAGTATACACCTCAGTAGCAGGCTTACCTATATCATGCAACAGTGCGGATGTTCTTAGTAGTAGGGTATTTGAATGGTTCAATGGCACAGAGTCAAGCGCATACATAATATGCTGGTATAAGTCTAAGTTCTTTCTTTTATTACTTTGCTCTATACCTACACAAGACTTTAATTCAGTAAACAGCTCTTCGTCTAGTTTAGATTTGACCATCAGTGCAAAAAATCTGCTTGGCGTTTCGCACCTAGTAAGAACCTTTTTAAACTCGTTAAATATTTGTTTAGAAGGTGCTCCAGCTATCTTTAACTTATTATCTTGCACAGCCTTTAACGATGTGTCATCTATTTTCCAAGATTTTCCTAATATGCTACATAGAGATATAGCTCTCAGTAATCTAACCTTAGATTCAAGTATTCTCTGGTAAGGGTCACCGACAAACTTTATAGTCTTATTATTCAAATCTTTAATCCCGTCGTAAAAATCAAACCACTCATCTTTTAAAGGGTTGAAATAAAGGGCATTCACTGTAAAGTCTTTAGATGCCGCATCATCCTCCAAATTATCTGTAAAAGAATAATTGTAGTAAGTATTTTGTAACTTAACTTTTTTTAACGGGTACAAACAATACTCTCTATCTTTGTACTTTATAGTTACAGATGTATCATACTGGTTTATTCTTAGTATCTTCGGGGTTAGTGCAGCACGGAGTTCTTTTAAGTTAGCTCTTATAGCAACATCAAATCCGCTTGGCTCCACACCTAGATATATGTCTCTGGCGGTTCCGCCGCAAAGCCAAGCATCGAACCCGTAAGAATTGAGCATCTTTATAATTTGAGTTCCCATTAGTCTTCTCTCACCATCCCGTCTACACCAAATTCTACTTCACACCAATCAGACACCATACTTATGTTATAAGCTCTTGACCTTATAACATGGTTTTCACAAACAGTAGTAGCGTGACATTTAGGCCACTCTTCTTTTATTTGGTTACGTATAGATTCATCATAGCACTCTTTTCTACTCTTGTTTATTTTTTTTAATTTCATTTTAGTTACTCCGCAATTCCCATGTTTTTTTATTCTTGTGAATGACATAAAATATTTACAGTTACCGCACGTCTTCACAATCCTAAAATTGGGTCTGTTTTTTAAATCGTCGTTATTTTGAGGTGTCCCTAAATCACTGAAGTCATATTTATTACTCATAATATTATATAGTCTTTCCTTGTAAATGATCATACTCATGTTGAATAATAGTAGGTAGGTAGGTAAGGTTTCCGTACATCTTCATACTACGCCGCTGCTCTGCATCTTCTAGAGTATAGTATGATATTTCAACGTTTTTTCTTCTAATAACCTTTTTAGGTTTTTGACCAGGGTAGCTGAGACAGCCCTCTTCTGACTTGTACTTTTTACCCGTCCCATTCACAGTCGGGTTAATAAATTCCTTCCACTTCCAGCCGTTTCCGGTGTCATCGAGTACTCTAACTACAAACACTGATAAAGGTGGGGACTTCTTATCCCAAATTTGATTAGATGCCAGACCCAAACATTTGTCAGATACAGACTCTGCGGTATCCTTCAAATCATTTACGATATCAATCGTGTCTTGGTCCCATACTTTAGAGTCATTGCCAGTAACTGGCATCACCAAACTTCCGTTTGTAGTTTTACAGTCTGTACTTTGTTGTTTTAATTTTAAATTATCAAATGTATTTATCTTTTTAATCATCAGAACTAAACTCCCTCATAACTTCGGAGTTATAGTTTGTAATTTCAGATAACATACTTTGTGATTTAGGTAGAACCTCTATTGTACCTGATATAGACACATAGTATTGCCTGTCTCCTATCTTTTCTAACTTATTTTTTACTTCTGTATTTTTGCTGTCATCATGCGACAAAGATTTTATTTCTTTCATGTTTAGTTTCCTTTGTTATAACTTCTTAAAAATTTTATTTCTATGGTATCCCTGATACTTTAATATATCAATTTTTTGATCAATAAAGTCAATTATTTTTGCTTTTTTCTTTCCTTTAGACATCCTCATCAGTCTTCCGGCAGCTTGTCTAAGTTTGACTTCCGACTTTATAGGTGCACAAAGATATAATATTTCCAGTTGTGGAATATCTATTCCAGTCGAGAACAAACCATAAGTAGAGACAACAATTTTTTTCTCTCCAGCGTACAGTTCACCCATCACTTCTCCTCTCTTTTTCTTAGTCATTTTTGATGTTAACATCACGCTCTTATCCCCTAATGCGTGATTCAGGTATTCTACTTGTGATATTCTAGTACAAAGTAGAATACTGTACTTATCTTTATTTTCGTCACTTATTACGTAGTCTAAGATGAAGTCGTTTCTATCATCATCCTGCGATAGATCAGTAATCATCTCTTGATACTCCTGTGTAGAAAACATTTGAAATTCATACTGAGTTTTTACCTGCTCTACCTCAGGTGTAATTAAGAAATTCTCTAGAGCAGACTTAGGTACTTTATGTATTATAGGTCCGGCTGCAAAGTGTATCACTTTAGTTAGGCCGTCGTCCCTTCTAGGTGTCGCTGTAAAACCGAATTTATACTTTGCACTAATATTATTCATGGTTCTAAACCAAGTTTCAGCGCCAACGATGTGAATTTCATCTCCAATAACTTGTCCAAATCTTTCGTTTACTATTTCAAATTTATCTTTTTTTAACTTAGACATAGTTTGGTGTAACCCTATAGTTATAGGTTTTACTTCGAACCTACCATCACCTATAAATCCTATATCATCTTCATTCAGATTAGAAAATTTTACAAACGATTTTATAGTTTGATTCGCTAACTCAAGCGTATGCACGAGAATCAATGTAGGTTCCTTTCTTCTCAAGGTTAAATTAACAAAACATATTGTTTTACCTGACCCAGTCATCGCTTCTACTATTCCTATACTCTTACTCATACAGGATGTCACTATATCTTCCTGGTACCCCCTTAACTTGCCTTTAAACTTAAAGTTAGAAAAGTAGTCCGTTTTAGGGTTACTTAGTCTCTTGTCATGAATATCAGATCCATCTACTTTTATCTCGTGCGAGCGGGCTATTTTAAGAATTTCTCCTAAAGCTCCTACGGGCGCTATTAATAAGTTATCGTTATCATTACCTGTTTCATAGTACTTTAGTGATGAGGGAATCCCCCAGTTTTGTAACCCTAAGTCCAACCTCTTGTGAAAAAGAGGATTACTTATAGTTAAAAGTTTTTTTATATCGTCTTGAACCTCTTTTGGAAATCCAAGAATAGAAACTTTGTTTTTTATTACAATTAGTATCTCCATAATCCTCCATTTTATTTTTATTTTAAAATAATAGTAGGAGGCATTAGACAATCACACCTCCCTATTTAATTTAGGCTCTTACGCCATATTTCTTATGATAGCCCTATTCAACTATCCTCATGTGTACCCTTCTTATGCGTAGTCTAAACACAATTCACCACACAGTCACAGCAAATACCTCCGTCGTGATGAGGTCCTAGGCACCTGACACTCTGCTGGTTGAGTCAGGCAAAAGTGAATTTTACGGCTCACCTTACCATTGTTCTTATACCAAATTTTGAGTAAATATACATTGATTTGACGGTGTACAATGTTTATATTTTAAGTATAAAGAAGTTAATTAATAAAACATGATAAAATAAATCAGATAAAAATATATGAATTTTTTAGAACAGGTATTTGAAAATGGCTACGCTACAAAAGAGGTAGAATTAGCTAATGGGAAGATAAAAGTTAGTTTGCAGAATTTATCTGCTAAAGACCAGTTAATAATAGAAGACAGTATGAGCGATGTTACAGGATCTTCTGCTTTTGTGCTGCATACTTACAGTCTAATGCTGTTATCTTTTACAGTAAAGAAATATAATAAGCATTCATTTAAGTCTACAGACGAAGCAAAAGACTTTCTTGAAAATCAACCAAGTTTTGTATTAGATAAACTTACTAAAGAGCACTCGGAATTTGAAAAGGAACTTGGTGAAGCTATAACTGGAGAGGAGATCGAAAAAACTTTTTTCGAAACAAGCTCAATGCCAAACGACTTAGAGCAAAAGTCAGGGGAATTGAGCTCGGGGAAAGAGGAAGCTTAAAAGAACTTATTCTTTTAAGTGGCCTAGACCGCGACATGCAGGGTGAATATCTAAAAACAGCGATAATTGCTAAAGCTGCTACCCTTGACACTGGATCTTCGGATCAAGTACAAAAATTTAATGACTTACTAAAGAGATACTATGATAATGTATTTTTTGTAGAAGATTCACATAAACAGGATGATGAAATTACAAAAGATAACATAGACGATAAGCTGAAAGGTTTCAGAGGACTTTTTAAAGGAAAATCTTTGGGAAATGTTTCTAAGAAGGGAACGGACGTAAAGGACGAAGATTTTAGTAATATTAATATAAAAGATATGGGCAATTATACGGAATAGTAGTTATGGCGGAAAAAGTATTAAAGTATAAAATTGAGCTAGATAGCTCTGACTTAGCGGGTCAACTGGACAGTATAAGAGAAAGAGTCTCTCAGGCTGTAAACTCCCAGTCTGGAGGGGCTTCTACCTTTTCTTCTTTAGGAGGAGGGGCCGCAACTCCATCAGGATTCGCAGTTACAGCGCCATCATTTGCTGTACCAGAAGTTCTCCAGTCAACGTCGCAGTTTCAAAACACTTTTGCTAATACAGTAAATAACTCTTTAAATGAAGTAAAGGACTTTGCGTCTAGAATTTCTGATGTAGCACAAGTCGGGTTTCAACGAATGTCCGGAAGTATGGCGACAAATGCTGGAGACTTCTCACTATCAACTCGAGAGCAGAATATCTCTAACTCATCTTTCCTAGGACAAGCTATGGGAGGACTAGGGGCAGGGTACGACCCTAACTCCTCTGTAGGTTACAATGAGTATAGGTCAGCGAATGCAGACCAGTTTGCTCGATCTGTAACAAATTTTGGTATGGATAACTTCAGTAAATTTAGTGGAGCCCTTGGAGGCTTAATGTTGGGCGGTCCTGCGGGTGCTGTTATTGGAGGGCTTGCGGGGTGAGGACAAGATTTAGCTAAACAAGCAGTAATGTCCCCAGCTAGACAGGCAGAGAGCCTAGCAGGAGGTCTGCAATCATTGGCATCTAGTTCATTTGGAAATATGAGCATGGATGATGCTATAGGAATGGCAAATGGAATTTTAAGTAGGCCGAATGGAGTAACTGATAGGCTTCAGGGTATAGATAGTCAAGTAGCCCAAACAGCTATCATGGATTTTGGAGCTGCTGGTGGATTCAAAGGGGTCAGCAATGCAGAAGAATTTAGAAAAGAAGCAGATGATGTTGTTAGTAACTTAAGATTATTTCAGAATGCTTTTAATACTACTATGCAAGAGGCCACACAGATAATGGCATCTATAAAACAATCTGGAGTTCAGGGAACTGACGGTATAGGGGCTTGAGGAGCGCAGTTTGCAGGAACAGCAAGCTCTATGGGCCAGTCTCCCACCCAATTTTTAAATACCGTAACCCATGCTGGGAATGAGATGCAAGCTATGGGTCTTTTAGGAGCACAAAATTTAGTAAACCCAGCACAATCTTTCCAGTCTGGGTTAGAAAGTATTCTTAGATCTGGGGCACAATATGAAGGTTTTGCAGGACAAATCAATAAAGGTATGAGTATGGGTGACAGAGCAAGTATGGTATCTAGCAGTCAAAATGCGGCTATGATGCAAGGTCCAGGCTCTTTAGGTTTTTGGCAAGCAGCTGAGTTTGGGACGTCGGGTAATGTTTCAATTATGCCTAGAGATGTACTAAATAGCGCTAGCTCGTTAATGCAAAATCCTATGAATGTGTTGTCTTCTATGGCAACTCAAGGTATGAACGTTCAAGCCATGGGACCGCAAAATAGGGCGGATGCTGCTTTATCTGACGTAATAGGATTTTTTGAAAGTACTAATAGAAGTTTTACTCCACAAGCATTCTTAGGTGCTACAATGCTTATGAAAGGTGTTGATGCAAGAACAGGAATGGGTATGATGATGGATGCAGCCTTTGGAGCAGAGAACCAAAATTTACAAACAGTGGCTGGAGCATATAATGCTTACCAAGACTTAAATAGTTCGTCTAGATCCGGACCAGTGACTCGTGGAATAGCCACAGCTTACGAAGGTATTAGCACAGCAGTGGACAGGGTTTTTGCCCCATTAGGGGCATTAGGAAGATCCATGGTGGGCGGTGGACGAGATTTTACAGAAGGTTTAGCAGACTGGTGGGGGAATAAAACCACGACCAAATTTACTGGTAGGTATACCGAGAAGCAGTTAAAACAAGGTATAGACATACTAACAGCATCAGACCCTGTATCGGAAGCTATCAGGGGTTCTGAAGGATACCAGGATGCTAAGGAAGATTATATAGGGTCTATTCTAGGTGAAGCGGTTTACCGCGAAGGGGAGTCTGAAGTCTATGCAACCCAAGACAAATCTGGGAGGGCCGCTCTTTCAGACTGGGTGGTTAAAAATGAAACTGTTAAAAGTAAGATAGGAGTAAAAGAGTTAAAAAAAGGCCTCAACTACTCACAAATACTACAAGATACTAGGGATGCTAAGTCAGATGAAGAAGTCCCAGATTTCGCTACAAGAGGGATAGTTGCAAGCAAAACAAGGCAAAGTAGGAAAGAGTTTGGACAAAGTATGGCAGGTATGGATGCTGCTGTAAGAAAGTATGTAGAAGATAATAACTTACTAGCAGATCCAAGTAATAAAGGCAAAGTAACTTTTGGGAATGCAGAAGATTATTTATCAGAAGAAGGTAAAAAACAGATTGGAGATATACGATTAGGTGTTTTTTCTGGTTTGGGTGGTGAAAACAGTTCCATTCTACCAAATTCATCTGAAACAATAGGGTATAATATAGGGTCTGAACAACTAGAAAAAAATGTAGATATTTACTATAATAATAGGAATAAGGGAGAGAATATAATTAAGTCAGTAGGAGCGTCTGTTGCTGTAACCAAAAAGCAAATTTCGGGCGGTGACATAGAGAATGCTCTAGAAAAAATGGGAGAAGAGGGGCTTATATCTAATGTAAGAGATATCCTAGGATTCATGGGTGGTTGGGGTGATATCGACACTGCAGAAGAGTACTCTAAATTTACGAAAATGTTAATCAACAAAGGAGTCGATATAAACGAACTTTCTGTTAATGTGTCAGCAGTAGGAAGTAAGCAGAGTTCAGAAGCCATGGCAAATATAGCAGAACAAATTACAAACAATAAAGAAGGTATAGATAGTTATAAAGCTGGCCTTGCTGCTGAAGATTTACAAAAAGCTAGAAGAATGTACACGGCAGCTTTTGACGGGAAAAAGTTAAGTGCTGAAGAAGAGAGAGCTGTAAATCAGATGGCCAACCAGCTTGTCGCTGAGGGCGGTGAAATTGTAAGTTATGATGGTGGTGTGCCCAATATGGGTAATAACGTTAAAGTAGACATCATGAAGCAGATAAACGATAAAATGGAGGATAACTTATCTAAAGAAAGTTCTGTATTTGGTGGAAAAGACTGGCAAGAAAACTTAAGACAATTTGTAAAAAAAGGTGAAGTAAGTGCCATGCAAGCGGCTAAACTTCAAGCGTCCCACAGAACACGGGACGCACTAGAAAAGTTTAAATTTACAGACGAAGAGGGCTACCTAAAGGTGGTCAACTATCCAAGATAATAAATGAAGATAACAAATCCAACTATAAATTTATTCGATGACTTCGAGCTTTTTCTGGAAGGGGTAAAAGTTCCTTTTGTTTCTGCAAACATATCAGAGAACGAAGTAGGGTTTCCGTCTTTAAATCTTTCTTTTGGGGCCGGTACTGGGGCACTAAGAGTTTTACCTGGAACTATCGTTCAGTTATTTGGCCCTAATACTACTCCATTAGGAAAGTCTGAATCTGTTCTAATATACGAAGGAGAGGTCAGTTCTGTGGGATACCAAAAAACAGACTCATCTAGATCAGTTAGCTTATCATGTACAAATTTATTAGTTAGGTGGGGAGACATAGAGCACGTCTCTAAAGACGTAGTTCCTTTTGACTCCCTAAGCTCCAGTGAGAATGGTATGTATAATTTTATAAATACGGAAACTGACGCTGGACAAGTAACTTCAAGCATGTTAAAGAACTCGGGTAATGTACCAGAAAAAACAACATCAGGTAGTTTTGAAAGTATAGCCATGTTAGGTGGAGTGGTAAGTACTATTGATCAGCTAATACAATCACACTCAGAGGGTGAAAATAAAGCGGACTGGCATTCTCTTCTTCGAGACATACTGACGAGTTTTGAAAGTACTGACTTATTTTTTCAATTCTTAAACTCTTCCATGGGTTTAAAGAATAGTGTAGTAGCTTTCCCAAATAAGTCAAACTTAGATGGCATGAAAAATGCACTTCTTTTAAAGGTTTTACAAACACTAGGTAAAAATGCGAGAAAAACAAGTTTACTGTATATAATAATGACGGTTTTAAATGAATTAAAATACTCACTACTAGCACCAGCATCACCAACTTCTGGATATTCTCCGTCAGGGGACAATACTAAGATACCTTTTAGATGTTTAGTAGCCCCTTCCCTTGAATGGGGCCCGCCAGCGTTATGTAATGTTTTTTTCTCAGACCAAGTTACGTCCTTTAGATATAATAGAGCATACCTGGGCGAGCCGACAAGATCTTATACTCAATTAACTTACAGCTACTCCCCAAAAAAGGGAGAGACGTACACAGATAGTACAATATATGCAATACCATCCGTTCCGACTGTATACGAAAATCCTACTTTATCCACGTCACACAATATAGAAGAAACATACAGAGGGATGCGTCCCCACAGAATGAAGTTAAATGATGTAAATATTACAGGGTTAGTCAAACAAGTAATTTCAGATGGGGATGACGAGAGGCCTACTACACGAGAAGACTACATAGGGAAGGGGTCTGAGGGCGTAAAAATAATTAGAGAGTTATCTCTTCAATCATTTGCTAAGCAAAAATTTTCTTCTAGGTCCCTCACATTAGATACAGTATGAAGTCCTAATAGATTTTGTGGAATGCCGGCAGTCATAATAGAGCCAGGAGCTCCTTCGATTGTTGGTGTAATAACTGATATAAAAACTGCTATTTCTGCACAAGGGGGCGCAAGAAGCTCAATTACTTTTAAAAATACCGTACTAATTTATGATGATAACTTCTCAGGGATATTCTCCCCACCATCCGGTAGTAGTGAAGAAGGGTCTTGAGAAAAATATGCTATAAATGACTTCTCCGCTGATATGATTCCCGTATCGTTTAGCGGGTACTTTGATAATGAGTTGTATAGTTATCGTAATGTAGGGACAGATATTTACACGTATATGCTTTTTGGAAAAATATCAGAGAGAAAGAAACTGCAGGATGATTCTGGGTACTCAAAAGAAATAAACGAAACTTTAAAAACTAGATCTAAAGAAAAGGACGGTCAGTTCATAAAAACTGATAGATACGATCAGTCTATCTTTAATTATATTCGCGGGAGTAAAAAAGATAGCTACCCACTTGTGTCTAGAGAGGGTTTTTCTCCGGATGATAATACTGAGTCGGAATCCCTAAAGTACAGTAAGTATCTTTACCAGTCTATAATAGAGTTAAAGAAACTGTATAAAAAAGTGGCTGGAACAACAGCATCTCAGTCATTTATGACCAGAGTAAACTACAGACCTATAATAACTCAAGCAGATTATTTAAACTTTATTGGTGCTCGTAATAACTACCCAAGTAACGCGAATACCGATTATAAACAACTTTCCACTATTTTACATGATATAAATATTCACAAGAAAGCAAAAGAAACTACACCGGATCCTGCAACAAATACTTTTGTAGTTACAGAATACGGAAGTGATGATAAAAGTTCTTTTACTGTGAATCAAGTAAACTTAAAAATAAAAAATTTAAAACGAGACATAAAAACATACGAAGATTGGATTATGGGAATAGAGAGTGACTATCTAGAAATGTTACTTCCACCAGTAATTTCTATGGAAAAATCAATAGAGCAGGCTAAAATAAACGCATCTTCCAATTCAGAGCTTATTAATTTGAAAAGTAAGATAAGCGAACAGCAGGAAAAAATATATAAGTGGTTGAAAGCTATAGCTTCTTTTAAAAGTAATAAAGTAGATAATACAAAAGACGCAGGCCCGTCTCAAGTAGAAGAAACTCTCAGTGAAAATATAGACAAACCTTACTCTTATGTAAGACTAAACCACGTATTAGAAGCATTTATAAGGAACTCAGAGCGTAAGTCAAATAAAATAAATTTAGTGAGGTAACAAATGGGAACTGGACTTTCAGAGCAAAAAAATATAATTGACACAGGAACAAATACCAAGAGTACTACATTCCCTCAAGCCATGAACAAGGTAGGAAGGGATAAAAATATTTTAATTCCATTGGTGAGGAAAGACTCGCCAACTCATTTAGCAGAGTCTATAAATTCTAACAATGAAGGTGTAGGTGCTTTTATAAATGTAAAAGAAGGAAGTAAAATAATGTATCAAACAAATAAATTTACTTTGCAGGCATTTTCATTTAACCTGCAAGAGAGATCACAAATATTAAACACTTTTGGATCATCCAGTGTATCTTTCTTCGGTGACTCAGCTAGAGTATACAATTTTTCAGGGGCAGCAGTTGATTATAGATCTACAAGGACAGGAAGAGAGCATGAATACTTTCACGGGAGTAGTTTAATAAAAATGTATAATGACGTCTTAAGGGGGACTCAATTAGTGAAGAACAATCAAATAGCATACATCACTATTGGCAATCACCAAGTTGAGGGATACCCTCTCTCCTTTAGTTCGACATACTCGTCTAATTCAGACAAGATTGTGACGTTTAATATGTCCTGATTAGTTACAAATCATAGTCTTTCAAATGGGGCTCCAGATGTTGTATCTGAGAGGGATTTACAAAACATGTATATACCGTCAGTTGACTTAGATAAAGTAACTGCCCAGTATATAAAAAAAATAGACTCTATCCTTGATCCAGTAGAGAACTTTTTAGTACTTAGTAAGTACACGGATAAAGTAAAAGATGGACAAGAAATTATAGAATTTATAAATTTTGGGACAGACTACTTTTTAATGGTAGACGATAAGTTTAAAAAAATTGATCCTAACATAGACATAGTCAGAGAAATGAAGGAGAGAGCAGTGGTATGTAAAGACGCGATATTAAATTTTTATGATAATCCAGATTCATACTTATCACCTATACTTGGAAGTATGTGAGTATCCAAAGAAAGGGTAGAAGAGTCTTTTACTGGTATTTTATCAGGTATAGAAAGTATTTCGACCGACAAGGTATCAGATGTTATCTATGAACTTGGAGACGGGATCCGTTTATTGGGTACCCTTCCAAACAAACTATATTCTGTAAAAGCACAACATTTAACTCAATAATCACTCATAACTTATGAATACATATTCAAAACAACAGGAATTAGAACTTTTTAATAAGTACAAAGGTGGAGATAAGCAAGCCAAAATAGATTTGGTTCAGTCTCTAACTCCGATAGTCATGATGCAATCTAATAAATGGGCTGCATCTGGCTTACCAAAAGCTTACATAGAGCTAGAAGCAAAAAGATTAGTGGGGGAGGCAATAGATACTTACGATCCAACAATGTCGCAATTAAACACTCATGTAATTAATTATTTAAAAAAACTAAGCCGTAGTGTCATGAATTATCAAAACGTCGGGCATATACCAGAAAACAGGACATTAATTATAGGTAAATATAATACTGTATACGATAACTTAGAGGATAAGAAAGGTAGACCGCCCACTGTGGTTGAATTGTCTGACTCTATGAATGTTTCTATTGGGGAGATAGAGAGGTTACAATTAGAGCAACGTAAAGATCTATCCATGGCTGAGCTACAAGATTCTGATGATGCAGGAGGTTTTTATTTTTATGCAAGGAACGAAGATGTAGACCCAGTATTAAAGCAGGCAATACAGTTCGTATACTTTGATGCTGATCCTGTGGATAAAAAAATAATGGAACATACTTTTGGATTAAGCGGTATGCCCAGAATGACCGCTAAAAACTTGAGATCTAAACTTGGGTTAAAGGCTGGAGACATGAAAAGACGTCAAAATAACATTGCCAAGGAGATTAAAGGACTAATATAATGGCAGCACCGTTAGAAACACTTGCCCTAACTTTAGGTAACTTAGGGTTTGAAATAGATGATCCCTGTGATCCATCTAGTATTTTAGAAGTTCTTGCGGACGAGACAGCCAAGATGGTAGAAAGGGTGGAGGACGCTATAGATGACTTACTAGGGAAATCTGGAGGGTCGGTACTTGCAGCTTTATCTGTAATAGTTGCTCATATGGCAAAAGATGCAGCTAGGGACTATGTAAATGGTTTTGTTAGTGACTTAATGTCAAAGGGTTATGGTGCAGTTTTTGGGGCAGTTGCGGCTGCTTTAGGGTCTACAGTTAGAATAGAAATTATTATTCAATACTACGCGGTCCAACATTTAATGGCTGAGCTAGAAAAAAGAAAAGAACTTGGGTTTATACTAAAAAATGATGTTGCTTCTGTGGCTGCTGTTCTTTTAAATATAAAGAATACTATTCACGGTAGACAAGGTGACGACCCCTTTAAAGAGATAACTAGTAGTCAGCTCCATATAAAAAGGGCCGGTAAGATTGTTAGTGGGGAGATTAACAGGATGAAAATACAGAGTGGGTCTTTCCCAAGAATGTACTATTTAAAAACTGCATCAACTAACATTGAAGCTGCTATAAATTCATTGTCTGGAAATTTTTTTACAGAACTAAAAAAAAGAAAAGATGAAGTTACGCCTATTTTTACTAAGTACGGTATGGATGTTTCGTCTGTAGAAGTTTTATCCCCAACTTTACTGAAAAATAGTATACAAGACAGATTCTTTAATGTTCCGTCAAACCTAAGTGATTCTGAAAAAGAGGGGTATATAGAGGAGCAAAATACTGCCTTTACAAATTTTATGTCAGAAGTTACTCCGGTATTACCTAAAGATTTACAAACATTTTTATTGGAAAATTCTATATCAGGTGTTATTGATAGATTGGTAGAGTTAATGCCAATCACGGCTATTAAGTACACGAGAGATATGTTAAATTTAGGTAGTGGTCCTTCAAACAATTTCTCCAATCAAATAGGATCATCTCTATCAGGTAAGAAAGAAACTGAAAAGGCTATGAATTATATGAGTGACCCATCAAAAAATAAAACACATTGAAAGAGGATAATGGGGTCTATATCTGTAGCCAACGGGGCTATAACTTTATTTTTATCTAATTGAGGTATACTAAAGATTTTAGGAAGTTCCACTACATTGCTATTAGAGCCGGCTCTTAATACAATTTCTGAGGTAAGTGTTGATGTTAGAGGTTTCTTAGATAAGGATACAAAAACAAAGATGGAAGCTTTTGGAAAAAAGAGCTCGTGAGTAACTAAGCTTACTTCTGCACAAACACAGTTAAAATCTGTTATAGGAGAAGAAAAAGTAGATGAGGACGGGAATTCAATATTTTCACCTCAAGATGACTTAGAGTCCTTTGACGTAGCACAAGAAAGGTTCGAAGACTTAAGAATTTATATAAAAGATACTTTCAATAAAAAAGATTCCGCTAAAAATGCTTTTAAACAATCTCAAGTATCTCTAACCCCTGTTGGTATGGGTATAATGGGCATTGTTTTAGGCGGCATTAATTCTAAAACTATAGGTCAGTTACGAAGTATACAGAGTAGTATAACAAATCAAATAATACATGATGATGCTTTGTACGGGTATTGCTCAAACTTCATGTCTTCTGTAGAGCAGGTAAATGACTTCCCCGAATTAAAGAAAAAGTACGATGATTTAATATCCGGTATGCCCGATTCTATGAAAGGGCCTCTATCTCTTGGAAATATAAGTAATATAGTAGCTACACTCAGTGGAGACTCGTTGGAAGGCAGTGCTCTGGGAGAGCTTTTAGGATGTTTAAATGTAAAAACTATGGACGGGTTTCCAATAGGAGACCCTACTAGGATAATTAAAGAGAAGGCGCAGGAAGCATCAGCAAAGCTTATGGGGTTGGGAGAAGGACTTTCGGACTTCAAAATATGGAATGAAGATGCAGAAGACACTATGAATGAGCTAGAAGATGCATACATTTTAATAAATAAGCTATACACGCAAGTAAAAGACGTTATAGAAAAATTAGAGATAGATAGAACTATAGGAGCAAATTAGTTATGGGATTAGTAGATTTTAAGTTAATTGACTACGTGGGAACATCTGACAGAAGGATGACAACCTTTTTTCCCGGGACTCCTGAGCAAGTAGACGGAGTTTCTAACTTGATTCAAAGGATAATAAAGCGTATATTTACAATAGAGGGGTCGGATGCTTTTAATACAGACTTGGGAACAAATTTTTACGGGTTGTTTACCGCACTCTCATTAGATGAAGTAAAACAATTTAAAAATACTTTCTCTATTCTTTTAAAGGACGTAGAAGAAGAACTTATAAATGAACAAAATGATTATTCAAACTTATCAGACTATGAGACATTACAGGAGCTATCTGTGGAGTCGATAGAGTACGACGAAACTTTTGGTGGGTGGCTTATCACGATAAATGTTTTAACGAACGCAAACAACTCAATACTAGTGACAGTCTAGAGGACATTATATGCCAATAAATATTCCAAATTATATAAGAAAAAGAATACAGGAGTTAGATAATACAATAGACGTACGTGAGGGTAGCGTTATATCAGATATTTTAATTAACCCTTTAACTTCAATACTAACGCCATACCAGTTAGATCATGAAGAATTTCTTAAGAACCAATCTTTGACAGATATTTCTAAGTTAACTGAAGAGGAGTTAGATGCTATTGCCTCAAATTATTTAATAGAAAGAAAATCTGGTAGTTTTTCATCTGGGTTTATAAACATATATTTTTCAGCCCCTAGGTCAGTAGGCCTGCCAAAAGGTACTATGTTCACGGATACATCTGGCAGTTTAAAGTTTGAGACAGTAACAGAATTCAATATAACTAAATACCAGATGAGTCAGAATACATCGGACTACCCAAACTATGATACAGGTAAAATTCCAGTTAAATCTGTCAATCCAGGAAATGAGTATAATATGAAGGCCGGTACTATTACAAAATCCAGTAGTCTTGGATTCACTCCATTATATATAACTAACGTACAAGCTTTTACTGGTGGGGTACAACATGAAGACAACGAAAGTTTTTTAATACGGTTAAAAGATGAGATAAACAATATTTCACTAGCATCAGCATATGGCATAAAGTCTAAGTTGAAAAGTTCTTACTCCAGTATTGTAGACATAGAGGTAGTTGGAGCAGGACATCCGTTAATGAAAAGGGACTTAACAAACCTTGTAGAACAAGTATCTTCTTACGAAGAAGAGGATTTTTATTTAGTTTATTCTGGTAAGCATGACGGACTATACGATAAAAAACATGCAGCATACTCCGATGTATTTGTAGATATAGACGAATCAGCAGACGTTGCCTTTCCAAACCCAGCTGGGTGAATAAATGAATTTTCTGATGCTATGTATGAAGGTTTATACAAAAAAAATGATATAGAATATTCTAGACAAGATCAATTTGTCTTAGTTAGAGAGTACTTTAATTTTATAGGAGGGGCAGAAACAGCTAACGTACAAGAAGAGTTACAGATGCATTTTGCAACTGTACTTAATTCAGGACAGTGGCAACTTCACGATGGAATTACTCCTAGTAATACGCTAGCATATTTAGATGAAATAGGTCTTGGGTATGATTCTGGCGCAGAAACAGGAGTTTTAAGGTTAGGAAAGTCATTAAGCCAGGATCCAGATTCTCCAGATTATACAGGAGATATACAAGTTGGGCTAGCTGAATTACAAAACATATACTCCTTAGTTGGGTCGGTAATGGCAGGAACAACTGATGCTGCATATGAAGAATTATCGAGTATGATAAGTAATGAAAACTATAATAATTTAGCCCCTATTTTTCATAAGCCTTTGTCTCAGCATACCGGTACTACAACAACTTGTAGATTTAAAACAAACGATAAATCAGAGAACGGGGAGATGTCCTATATTACATCACTTAGAAACTCTAGCCCACATTTACCACATGATGGGTATGGAATAGCTTGGAGAAAACAACCAGGATTTTTATTAAGGATGCAAAATAATCAAGTCTTAGGTCCTGGGGAATTCTTAAACGATCCTAACGGAGCTACACATGAAGACAATGATAACAACAAAGGAGAAGCTCAATAATGCCAGTTTATACATCAAAAGATCCGTACAGCCCTAATTACATGGGAGACCTAGCTATGTTTGCAGAACATACTGGAATGACTGTACAAGAAGCATCTGGATACGTAGGGAAGATAAAAGAAAACAAAAATTTTTGAAAGTACAACGTGTACTTAGTAGATAATGATATCTTACAAGAAGAGGTATGGGTAGGTCATGATCAGATGTTTGATCAGACATCTGGTAAGAATCAATTTCTACAAGCAGCTAAATCGTGGATAGAACCTAATAAGTGGTATGATTTTCAAATGAAAGTTTGGCCAAAGATGGCTACCAAAGCTTGAGTATTTGACTCAGAAGAATTTACAGAGTTTGCGGATAACACCGCAATAATAGATAGAGGGCAAACATACCCTCCTTACATACCCGTTGCTAATGGGGAACACTTTGGGTTATCTGTTGCACAAACTAGAAATTCTGAGTGGTACTACGACAACTTAATTATTGAATCTTTTGAAGAAACATTCCCTATGCAGTTATTTAAGTTTAAACTGGATAGCTTAGAGTTTCCGGATACTGGCCCTTTAACCATAGACTATTATGGTGTCGGGTATGACCCTGTATTGTATGCTGCAGAGTCTGATAAAGCAACTTATCCACACAGTAAAGTGAAGCTTGGTATTTGGAATGTTAAGAACTCCGAGTGGGAATCTTTAGGTTACCATTCACACACAATAGACGACGATAGGGACTTACAAAAAATACAAGCATCTGTAGAACCAGTTAGCTGATATAAGGATGACAATGGATTTGTAAGCTTGGCTGCAACCGCCGCTAACTCGGGGCCTGACTTTGAATACCCAGGCGCTGACTTAGACAGAGACGTAGAGCACTCTCTTGTTACGTATTATATAAAAGTTTCAAATACTAATTTAGACGGCATACACAGAGGAAACTCTACTGACATTTACGTCCATGACCCTAGTAACTATCAAGTAGGTACAGCTACTGGTACTGTAAATGACAGTAATCAAATAATTACAAATAGCATATCTTCTTTTGACCCTTACGTTGTAGAGATACTATCACTGACAGAGCATTACTCTCAAGAAGAGTTTGATCCTTCATCCTACACAGTGTCTATGGTGGACAAATCATTAGCATTTTCAAACAAGGCAAATTTTTTAATACTATTTGAAGAGGATAGCGTTGGTACAGAAGTGGATATAACCTACAGACACTGATCTTTTGGGTCTTCTGCTAACTCCCTAATAACTGGAGAAAATTTTAAATTCCCAGCATCTGATATGCTAGTAAAAGCAATGCCTCCTCATATAATTCAAATCAATGATTTAGAATATTCTGGTGGTATAGACGAAGTACTTATGAAAGATAAGTTTAAAGAGTATATTAACTCACTAGAAGGTACTTCATTTGATAAGTCTGACTTTGTAGACTTATTATATACTAATGGTGCTACTTACGTAAACTTAGACATGGACGTATCAGTGAAGTATTTTAACACTGAATTTGAGAGTGATACTATAGAATTAAGTTCTCAAACATATGAAATGTCTTTAACTCAAGTTGGGAGATTCTATGCTAATGACGATAGTGTAGAAGGAATATCACAGGTTTAGGATGTTTTCCCCAGACCCAAATATTAATGTTTCAGCTCTATGGGATATATTAGGAACTTTTTATGGTAAGCTTGATAAAGAAAGTAAGGAAAGAATAGAAGCTTTTTGAACTGCACTGTTCGAAGGAACAGAAGGATTAACATATGATCTGTATCAATCTAATCTTACTCAATATTTAGATCTATCAAGAGGGTACATAGAACATGGTCACCAAATTTACGATATAATTTTTGAAGGTGACGAGAAGAACACTATAAATATGATTAGTGGTCTCCACTATTACAAACTGCCAGGAGACAATATGTACTTGTCAATTCCTGAATTAAGTGGTATAAACACTGGGCAAGTTTTACAAGAAGGCACGGATTACGAGATCCATAACTTACACTATTTAAAATTTTTAACCGATGTAAATTCTTATGAAAACAACGGTAACGAATACACCACTGCCAATAGTGGGATAAACTTGGATACAAATCAGATGCCTGGTAACTACGGGGAGTCGTACTACTCTGTTGAGGGAATAAGTTTAGTTCCGTCATTAACCGGAGTATTTTTCTCAGCATTTGGTGATCCTAACCCAGAAAAAATTATACTTAGTGGTCGGTACGAACCCTTTGTAAGCGGGTGGCATGAAGAGAATAAGAATTACCTAGAGAAAAAGAAGGAGTGGGCTTTACATTTAACTAAGCTAACCCAGGCAATGTACTCGACATCTAAAAAACATCCTACCTTAAAAAATTTACAAAACTTGTACTCTCTTATTTTAGGTGTGCCTTTTAGTTATGAGTCTGGAGTAGTAACTAATTTAACTAGTAATTCTTCCAATAACTACATTACTATATCCGGATTGACGGGGGACATAGTTTATGAGGTTACTAGTGACTCTCATTTCTCCCCATCAGTAGGAGATACTGTAGATAAATTCTCTTCATTGGTATCAGGTGTGTCGATGTATGATTACAGTAGTGACCCCTCTATGATATCTGGCATACTTACAAGAAACGGAGATACATTTAAAGTGACCACATCCTTAAAAGAAGCGGGAGATGATGGATATTACGACGGAGGTAAAAATCAATTTTCTATAAATGGCGAAAAAAGAAAATCTATTTCATTAGTCAGAAGAAAACGCTATAAATTTGAAGTTGAATCCAATAACCACGCTTTTTACTTCTCATCAGATGTTAGAGGCGGGTACCCATTAAGGGACGAAGAAAATAGATTAGTTGAAAACGGGAAGTCTGAAGTAGGGAATGTGTTCTTTACTCCATTGAAAGACACTCCAAGTACGGTTTATTACCAGTGTGCCTATCATGAGAACGAGGGAGGTAAAGTAAATATTATAGACGACGAGAGTCGATACTTAGGAGACGTATCAAATCCACAGGAGTTTTACCATACTTTGGGTATACAAGTTACCAACCGTGTGAAGGACGTATTTAAAGGCCACAAACTCTTTATAGATAAATTTCTTACTGACAGGGTACCTCCTGGTTTAAAAGCAAATGTTTTTAATTTACCTCCGGAAGTAGTTACTTACTCAGATTATGAGTGGTATGATCCAACATCATCTTCAGCAAATATTTTACTTTCGGGCTTGGTTTCTGACCCTGAAGACGATATATTAAATTATAAATGAGAGCTTGTAGAACCAATAGAAAGTTATGGGGGTTCTGACTTAGGGGTGACTATAGCTAATGATACAAATTTAGAATCGTCGGCTATCGTCTCTAACGTACCACCTACTAACAGGCTATATAAATTTAAATTGACAACTTACGATTCAGATAATTCAGTCGAAACTGAGCATTTGGTAAAAGTATCTGGTACAAGCGAGTGAACAACTTGGGGAGAAGACGGATGAACACTGTGAGATGCAGAACTACCTTATGAAGATTTACCTTAATTTAGATAACGGATAAGAAAAGATATGGCAAATATAACATTAATTACGTCAGGGATGACTCCTAGAGAAGGTATGAATACTATGAATAGTAATATGGCTAGTATTGATGCGGACTTGGATGTATTCGACGTTGACAACGCGACTTCAGAAACTTACGAAGCTATAGGTCCCAACGCCCCAGCTAGCAGTGTTTTAGTAGGTACGAGTGCAACACAAACCTTAAAAAACAAAACTATTACATCTGAAAATTCAGTAGATGATTTAGGGGTTTCTGGCGATAATGCACTAAATATAGGTAGAAAAGACTTACACAGCACACTAATAAAATTTGATTCACCGGAAGATAACGACAACAACTATTCATCTTACGAGATGGCTGTAGATGATACAAATGAAGTAAGTGTAATTACGGTGTCAGGCTCTAATGGCATAACGACAGACTGAACTCCAAATCAACCACACGGAACTCTAGAGATATCTCTTGACTCAGATGCACAACTTGTAAAGACCGGGCAAACTTTAACTTTTGGAGAAGGGAATACTTTAACGTCTGGATTTAAAATGGATGTTCAAGGTCAAGTATTGATGTCAGAAAACCTATCCATAGGGAACGATGTTACGGGCGTGTCCTCTGATCCACTAACTATATATGACTCTAGCGATAATCTTGCAACCTTCGAAAGTTCAGATGCTAGTTCTTACATAACAATAAAAAATTCTTCTTATAAAGCAGTAAAATTTTCAGATAGTACTGAGACAAAATCTTACGTAGGTAGGCATGATGACGGTACTTTTAGGATTATACAGAACTCTTCGTTTGGTAGTACTGATGGTATAGTAATGAGTACCACCGGTAATGTCGGTATACAAACTTCAAGTGGTTTAGATACTTATAAACTACATGTGTCTGGAGACACTAAAGTAGACGGAACTCTTCTCTCTACAGGTAATGTAGATTTTGACAGTGACTTAAACGTAGATGGTAATTCTTCATTAGTTGGAACTCTGGAAGTTACTGGTGCAACAACTTTATCAAATGACTTATATGTATCTGGTAATCAAGGTATAGGTACTACCTCTCCTACCGTTAGTGGTCTAGATATAGACGTGACTAGCGCTAATGGAAATATTATACGAGTAAAGAATAGTGGGACAGGTTCCTTTATATCTTTCGAGGACCAGGGATCCACAGCTAATTACAATTGGATAGGAGCAACAAGCAACAACTTAATTTTTAGAGCAAATAACGAAGAACGAGTCAGGGTAACATACAACGGTAAAGTAGGAATAAACGAAACTAACCCACAACAAACTTTACATGTTGGTGGACAAATTAGAATAGAAGATACAGACGCTAGATTAGAAATACATGATACTACTGGGGATAACTACAGAATACAAAACCAAAATGGTACTTTAAAATTTATAAATAGTACTGACTCCGATAGGGAAGATATTGCTATTACTGGGGGCGGTCGGGTAGGTATTGATAAGTCAGTTCCGGAGGGTAAGTTACATGTATACTCCTCGGCATCAGAATCCAATGATGTATCAGCAGTTTTTGAGGGTGATGATCATTCAATAGTACGGATTAAGGGAACAGGACAAAGAACTATAAACTTTGTAAATAGTAGTAGTGATACTAACTGGATGATTGGGATGGATGACTCCAACGGTTCCGGAGGAAATGCATCAGACTATATTATTAAACAAGGTGACAATGTAGTGCCGGAGTTTATAGTTGATACATCAGGTAATATAGGTATCAATACTAATAACCCTGAACGTAAACTTGATGTTAATGCAACAAACTTAAATAATGCCTTCAGAGTAAGGGACTCATCGTCATATATAATGACTAATACTATCGGAGGGTCCCCTGTTTTAGAGATGCAGGACGACACAGGATCAGCTTTTATAAAGTTTATAAAAGGATCTGATACAGAAAACGACGTATTTTTACGTGCATATGATGGAAAGATAGGAATAAGTAATAATCAAGCTGATTCACCAGATGAGTTGCTCCATGTTCGTGGAAATATAAAAGCTGATGGGTTTACAGTTGCCGGAACTCTTACTATCGGTACTTTAAACGTAACTGAGGCTTATACTACTAACGATATTACAGTAAACAATGCACTCTCTGTAAATAACTTAACTAAGTTAAGCGGACAAACTGATATTGGGGTATACTCTGATCTACAGTTTCAGCCCAATAAAGACATAAAAGATGTAAGAAAGGTAACTGCTGATCAGTTTCAGGTAAACTCAAGTAATGATGTTCCTAATTATTGTGCCCCATTTACCACGATAATTGTTGAGTATAGCTCCGGAAATTCAAGAAAATTTGCTGATGATACATCACCTGTTCATGGAAGGATAGGCTGGTCAGATACAGACAACGCTACTTCAATAAATGCTCCATTTAATGGGACAGGCTCTTCATCTAAGTATACTTACTGACCTAAATCTGGATATTATAGAATAGTAGCTAATGTGGGAGCAAATTATACTTACTCCGGAGATGATGCAAAGTCGTACATAAAGGCATTAGTAGACAATACTACGGTAGGAGTATCATACTCATCTGATTATAATAGTAATGGTGATACTGTTCAGTATTATTCACTTCACGGGGTGTATCGTTGCACATCCTCTGGATTTAAACAACTTACTTTTAAACTGGATGACAGGGATCATGTAGATTTTTGTATGTTATTTAATTGTACAGTAGAATGAATAGCACCTTTATAAAATAGGAAGATAAAAATATGAGAATAAAAATACCATCAGGAACAGTACAGAATTTAGAGAAAGTATTTGACGATCTTCAGGTAGCTGTACAATCAAACTTGTCTAAAAGACTGAATACATTATTTAATTCTTTTGCAATTCCAGTCGACTTGGTAAACGGGGACGTTTCTATATCAGACTCTACTTTAAAAGTTTTTTCACAGCCAACATCCGGGGTACCAACACAATTTTTAGTTCAACCAGGTAAGGCATTTTTTAGTAATGGTAACCTACTAAATTTAGAATCAAACACATATTTTTCTCTCCCGGAATTAGGGATAACTACACAAGCTGATACTATATATCTTATAAAAGGATCATTCCAAGAAGTAGGTAGTAACCCAGTGTCAGCAATGAATGCTTTTTTATATGATACTTCGGGAGAAACTCCTTATTCTAAAAGAAACACTTTATATACCGATTCATTCATACCTTCTATTAAAGTATTGGTTTCTGGGGATAACCTAAATTCATCTTTAATTGTAGACCCATTGAATGAAGTTCCATTAGCAATAGTAAAAACTGATAGTACTGGAAAATTAATTAATACGAGTACTTTCACATTTCTTGACTCATCGAGTAAAACATGGGTATCTGATTCAAATGGTGTTATAGACTTGAGATCTTTATCCTCACTAAAAATATCAAAGAATGTTCTTGACGAGAATGATGTAATTTTAAAAGATAGGGATTCTACAGGAAATTTTAAACAGCAAGGTAAGGTTGAGTTTGGTGATGATATACTTGTATCTGACGATGTTTTTATTGTAAATAAAAGCGAAGGAAAGGTTGGGATAAAAACTGGTACTCCTACTTCAGAGCTAACAATTGATGGTAATATAGAATTTACTCCTAGTACGTCGAGACGAGTATATATGGGTGGGCAAGCAGAAGCCACTTTTGGAGTTGCTTATTCTACTGATATGCCAGATCACGGTATTTTTTATACGGAGGGTTCTCCTGATATTATAAACCTGTCCCCTAATGGAAGTTCAGTTGCTGGGGTAGTCACCGTTACTGGTGATGGGAAAGTAGGTATAAATAAAACAAACCCTGATGAAGCATTGCACCTAGAAGGAAGTATTAGGGGCGACCAAGATGGCGGATCAATAAGAATTCAAACAGCAAGTGGGTGGACAAATATCGGTTCACAAAACAGTAATTGAACTCACATACAAACAGATAGAGAGAGATTTTATTTTAATAAAGAAGTAGTTGTAAATACCGGAAAAATCAGTTCTTATGATGAGAATTTAGTTTTGAAGGCTGACTACGATAACTCTATAACGGACAATCAACTATATTTAAAAACAGACGGGTCTATTGGTGTTGGGTACGTACCATCTTCTACAGATATATCATCTTTACATATTAAACAGACGTCTGACTTGTGGAAAGCTTTGACTATCCATAACGCTGATGATACTAGTTCTATTAGTGTATATACTGGAACAAGCGAATCATTTATAGAGACAGACTCTACCTCAAATTTAGTAATTAAAACTGGTAGTAATGACAGAATTTTAGTAAGATACCTTGATGGCCATGTGGGAATTAATAATCTATCTCCAGATGAAATGCTTCATGTTATCGGAAACATAAAATCATCGGACACTATTTACTCAAAAGATGCAGACTTGTCTGGAAATCTTACAGTGAATAAGTTAGGAACAATACAGAATTTAACTGGAGGGTTTGCACAGTTACAAGAAGTTAACATTGTTGGGGACGGCGGACTTTCAGTTTCTGGGGGGTCAGCATCTATACAAACGTTATATAATGCATATGGGACAATAGAAAATTTAGATGTTAGTAACTCATCAACAATAAATGAAGCATCAATTAAAAGTTTGAGCGTTCCAACTGCATCTGGTCAAAACTTTACTAATATGGGTGCAGGATTTGATAGGTCTGGAAACCTGGCTTTAGGGGTTAACAAGCCTATAAACACTGAAAACTCTAGACTTTTAGTAAAAGGTGACACTAGATTTTTTAATGACTCTGGTAGTGCAGCCAATTTTAATCTTGGTGGCGTTGCAACTTCTGGTGGATTTAACTTTCAGGTCAATGGATCAGATATGGAAGTCACAGGCCCTGGAGGACACGTTGCTTCCTTTAGAAGCTTAGACGGAGTTTTATATTCTCCTAAAATTCTAGCAGACGATATAGACTTAGTCCAAGACCCAACATTAAGCGGTACCCGTACCTTTGGGTGGGGCTATGCTAACATGAGTATACTTGATATTGATGCTAATGAAGTTAGGACGGGTGGAGCAAGTATAGGACAATCTTCTGAATTTACTGGAGTGACGACTTTACATGACGCAGTTATATATGGACTTACATTAGGTGGAGGCGATGAAGGATCCAATGTATATATAAGTGGCGTTACAAATGAAGAATTTTATCTAGGTCTTGGAACTGATAACCAAAGAATGGTAGCTACGGTAGCAGGAACCCCAACAACATTAACAAATTTCAGACTGTATGATATATACCCGACATCTAATAAAGAAGAGCAGGCTGGATTTGTGTCATTGAAGTGGAATTATGATGGATTAAGTTTTGTAGCAGGTCAAGCTCCGTCAGTAGGGGGAAATACCGTGAAGCTTACCCATTTTACTATGTCTAGCAATGATTTACTACTAGCTTCTGGAAAAACATTGTACTTAGAAGAAACATCTAATTCTTATGAGATATTGTCTATAGTAGATAATAGTACTGACATTGAAGTTACAATAAGAGGAGTCTTCTCACAAAGTGACCAAGACTCTGCAGCTACTGCTCGCATTGTAGATAGACATGTTACTGATTATGTTTTAAAATGTATCGAGTTAGATTTAAATACATCACAACCAACTGGGTATGTAGAAACATATATGCTAGATTCTGAGTTTGTAACTAACCCAAATTATATCGTAAAGTTAAACTTAGGAAAAAGATGGTATTTTGAATTAAAGGGTAAAAACTCTTACTTAGAAGGTAGCTTTGAAAGAATGCCAGCAGGTACATATGATCCTGATCATGACGGGGTAGGCTATGTTTCTTACTCACAAAATTACTTACATGAGCTGCCGGACATAACCACAGCAGCGGGTATATCTTTAACGAGCAGTGTATTTGGATTTAATATTGAGATTGTGGGAAGTGGTTGGTACGATTCGACAGATGATCAAAATAGCGCGCATGAATTTGAAGTAGTTTACTCAAAAACAGAGAACCCCTCTTTTTCTGCATCTGATACAAGCGTCACAAAATTTATAACTGGGAACAAACTTACTCCTGTTACTACTAATACGCCGTCTATGTGGTACGTAAAGGTTAGGCCTTTACAGAATAAACAACCCGTTGGAACAGAACTTTACAGTGATATAGTCAGTGGTGGTGGTGGTATAGCTCCTGGGGACCAGATTTTGGTGCAGATGCCTGTGAATGTTACAGTAGTTTCAGGGTTAGTAACCAAAGACGTAGGAACGGGAGACGTTACTTTTAATGCTTTTGATAAAAATGGGGATGAAATTACTATGGGTAACGGCGAACAGACTGGTAAGGATATTATTATAAAAGACTCCACTGGTAGTACTAATAAGGGAGAAACAAAAATTAACAGGCACTCAACAACCTTTAGCGCATAGGAAATAGATATGGGATTTACACAAAAAATGGTTTTAGATAGTGAGCCTTCTGGGCTTACAACCGGAGATAAGTGGTTTTCAGGAATTACAGAAGGAGCTAGAGAGTTACATAGAGAAAACTTAACTGTTGACTTTACACTCACTAGTATTACTTTTGATTGTAAGGGAGCAGACGGAGTAAGTGGGTCTGATCCAGCAATTATACGAGTCTACCAAAGTGGTCAAAAGTCTATGGCGGCTATACTAGAAGTTTCTGGTACCGGAATTTTTTCTCAGTCTATAAATGTCGATATCACTGCTGCTCAAGGATCAACAAGAACTATGATTATTGATGCCTTTGACCCCGATGATACCTCACCAAATAATGATTGTGCATTTACTGGCAGTATTTCCATAACAGGAAAGCCGAAAATATCAGATAATGGTTAGTAAGTCATGGCTTCTTATAAGGCTAGACTAGACAAAAGTGGTGTAATGGCCTCCATATATAATTCTAATAGCATTAGAGTTGATGTGGATGTGACTGATAAGTATGGTTTTTATGAGTTTAAAAATTTAGTAACAGGTCCATACCTAATAAAATTTTATGGTATGGGGTACTCGTCAGATGACAATATAAATATTAGCATAGTTGACGAATTCGATGCAGAGGACACAGCTCCTTTAACTTTTCAAACTCCACCTGCTTTAGGCGTTACAGAAGGTAACCCATTTTCAGGACAACAGGGGGAAGGTAGTGAAGGTATATTTGCATTCAGTAATCTACAACCATCCACAGGAATCTTAGGTAAAGTAGATATTTTTTATAAATTATCATCATCCTCAGATTATAATGTCCTATTTTCTTTAAGTATAGGAGACGATACTCCCGGTTATGATAAAGCAAATGGATTGCTAGAGACTGACTTTCCAATAGAATTGGTAGATAAGCCCTCTACTTATGATTTCAAAGTTTTCTTTTTTAACCCTTCCAGTGAGCCAGCTTTAAATTCATCCAACGACACTATTACTGCAGATGACACATCTATAACCTTTAACGGTATTCCAGATTTAGACGAGTACATAGGAGTAACAGGTGTAGAAGTCAGTAACAGTAATGCTGCTGGCACAAAAGTACCTACTAATGAAATTATAGTTACATGGGATGACATGTCTAATGAATCTGCTGGTACTTACGAAGACGCATCCGGTAGTTCTGTGACCGTATCAGAAAATCAGTTAAAAAATATATCTTCTTATATTGTATATATGTATGTGAGTGCTGGTACTTCGCCCCCTTCAAACGGTGAAAATTATCCTAATAAAACAGAAACTAATGGAGAGTGGTACATGCTGGATACAATTCATTCTAGCCAGCAGAGAGCCAGCCTAAGAGTTCCTCAACAAAAATCAGTTATGCTGTGAATTGGTTTTCTTACAGGAGGGACTTCTTCGTCTACTACAAGTAATGAGTACAACTTCTAGTGGTTCTAAAACTACAGTTGTACAGAAAGCAAAAAATACGTATATTTAATTATGTCAAGTACAACAAATTTATTAGCAGTCCCAGGCGACGATGATGTCGATTTGCAAACACTTAAAAATTTTGCACTAACAGTTAGTTGGGCTAGTAAAGCTATACTAGAGGTTTTTTATGATGAGGTGTTAAGACATGAATCTTCGCCAGGAGACTTGGTAGTCAACGGAGGGGAATTAACCACTCCAGTGACAGCTTCGTCTTTAACTTCGTACACTTGGAATTCAAAATATTTTCCTTTAGTCTCGGGTACAGAATCTTTAACAAAAGCTACAATGGATATTGGTGCAACTACTTATGGATTAGGCAGTGTAAAAGTTGATGCAACTTTAAACTCCGGCTTAAATTGGTATACTTGGTATGATACGGATACAGCGGGAACAGGGGGAGACTACCCCGACGGATTTTTAAACAGGAGTAAGATAGAAAAAACAGCAGATACGGTTTTGACTTCTGGCCAAACAGCTGCTATAAGGGTAACTATTACAACTGACTCATCTGGGTTTGGCGGAGCAGTTGATTATGTTGCATTACTCACAGACCCAGATCTTTTTGATTACGGGTATTAAACCAACTTTGTACTTATGAATGAATATAATATACACTTTGTTTCCTACCCAGTGTTACCAGTACAATATTATCATAATGTTTATGGAGGCAACCCCTTCAACCAAAAAACATATTTATTAAGTAGGACTTTAGTTAAAAACGGGATAAAAACATACTACTACGGATGGGATGATAGTGAGTTTATATGCACTAAGAAATTTAATGTAGATACTCACAAAAAATATATTTATAAAAATAGGAGTAATCTTGTGCGCGGGTTATCTCAGAAAGCCATAGAAACCTGAACAGCCAAATTTTTAGATCAATACAAAAAAAATAAGAGCTCAGGAATAGTAAATGATAAATCCATTTTTTTATTTTCTGGAAATTGTTCTATCATACCTGCTATAAATGATGCATTAACTAAAGATAACATGATAACATGCGAATACCCTGTTGCTTATTTAGTATCATCTAGTCAATACAAAATTTTTGAGTCTACTTCAATCCTACATTTATTCATGGGATGAAATCACTGTAATAATACTAACCACATTAGTTGACAAGACATTAGAAAGATAGATACAGCTAATCCAAATTTCTGACTATACAAAAAAATTAGTCCAATAATGGATGTGGATGCTCTTACTTTTTCTGAAACTTGCTCTGGTTATCATCTATATATTGGGAGGCCTATTGAAACTAAAGGAATATCTATAGTGCTTTCATTGATTAAAGAGTTTCCAAATGAGAAGTTTGTTTGTATGTTTAACAATGACCACACATACTCCTTCCTAGAGTCTGCAAAAAACGTAACTATTCATAAGTCACCAGAGTTTAGTGATAAAATAAATATTATAAAAAAAGCAAAATCAATCCTTTCACCAACATTAGCTTCAGAATGTTTTGGGAGTGCCCACGTTGAAGGGCAGTTATGCGGAGTGCCCGCAATAACCACTGATTGGGGGGCTTATACAGAAACAGTTAAAAATGGTGTAAACGGTTTTAGGTGTAGAAGTTGGGACGATTTTAAATCTGCTATAAAAAATGTAGGGAATTTAAACCGGGCTGATATATCAAAAGAAGCGCATATTAAGTATGGGGAAGATCAGTTCAGTAAATTTGACTCTTTTTTTAAGTATATGGTTACAAATAAATTTAATGGGTGGTACGGAACCTAACTATGAAAAACTATACTTTTATATTTATAACTGGCGCTTATAATACAGCTTCATACGCAGAAAGATATTTTAAAAGTATCTTCTCACAGACTTATAAAAATTATAATATCTGGTATGTGTGTGATGGGTGCACTGATGGTACCTATGATATTGCCAAGAAGTATTTACGTCAAGAAGATACTTTAACTGTGAATCCCTATTCAAATCGAGGGCCTATGGCATCTACATTAAAAAATCTGTCTCACCACAAAAGAGATGAATCTGAAGATACCATTTATATATATTTAGATGGGGATGACTGGCTTTGTGATAATAAAGTATTGGAATACTTAAATGATGAATTTCAAAATGAAGACACTTGAATGGTATACAATGGAGCTTCTATGGTGACTACTAAAGACTTAGATACTCCATCTGAAGAACGTTTTGGTGTAGAAAGTGCTTATACGAAAGAAGAGTATATGAAAGGACTTCGTGGGGTATACTATTGAAAAGGATGGCATTTAAAGGCATGGCGAGCTCCCTTGTGAGATTATATTAATCACTCTAGATATAAAAATCTTTTCCATGCTGGTGATCGAGCTTGATTCTATGACTTATTCGATCTATGTGGATTTAATAGGGTAAAACCTTTAGAAAAACCTTTAATGGTATATAATCTTCATAACCCTTTAAATCACCATAAAGTACATGAGTCAGCTGAGAAAGAAATACAATATATAAGCACTATACCTCCTTTAAAAAAACTTAAAAGCTTAACCAAGGTCTAGTATGAATAAAGTAAGAATACACGTGCACGGGCCAGTAAACACTATAACTAGTAACTCAGATAGACGCTTTATTTCGTGCCCATACACTACGAAAATGTTTAATATATGTAAAATGTTCCATGAGAATGGGCATGAGGTTTTTCATTATGGGGTTGAAACGTCTAACCCACCCTGTACTGAAAATATAGAGTACATTCCTTACTCTGTGTGAGATGCTGCGCATGGGGCAAAATCTATAGAGAAAGACTATGAACAAACAGGTCTTTCTTACTCGTCATATCAGTTTGCAGAGCAACATCTGTTTAATGAGTTAGAAAAAAGAGTGAAAGGGAAGACTGATGTTATACTAAATGGAATTGGGTGATGGACACACAAATTGGAAGATATAAATAAATTAGCACCTCATATTGAATTTGGTATAGGCCATCCGGGAGCTGGAGCGCCCTATCAAGTTTTTGAAAGTTATGCTTATCAGAATCATCAATACGCTGAAGATAAACACTTTTCTAGAAAATGGGTGGGGAATGTAATACCTGGATATATAGATGAACAATACTTTTATTATGATTCAACTATAAAACAAGATGTAAAAAAACCTTATCTTTTATTTCTTGGTAGAGTTATAAGTAATAAGGGTGTGGAGTTGGCGGCTCAGTTAGCAAAATACTGTGGAATGACATTAAAAGTTGCTGGTCACGGTGACTATAGTATACTAAGTGGGTACGAAGATATAGTTGAATACTTGGGAGTTGTAGGGCTGCATGAAAAAATAGACTTGATTAGAAAGGCACATGCAATGATGGCCTTAACTTATTATGTGGAGCCTTTTGGCAACAGCCACGCTGAATCTTTGATGCTTGGGACTCCTGTTATAAGCACAGATTGAGGAGTATACACTGAAACAATTCAAAATGGTAAAAATGGATTCAGGGGAAGATTCTGGTCAGATTTTTTAAAAGGTATAGAGGGCGTAAAGAACTTAAACAGGGAGGAAATATCTAAATTAGCATATAATAAATTTTCCTTGGAGAGTGTATATCCTAAATTTAATAAGTACTTTTCTGATGTATTAAATATTCATAATAATGGGTGGTATTCATAATGTATTCTTTACGAAGAGGTGAAACAAATGGGAACTAGCTACTGCGGGTTCAGAAAATTTATTGTTGACTATTTAAAAGACACTTATAGTGAAGATGCTACTATACTTGATGTTGGGCCAGGGATAGGGACTTATTACTATATACTTAACCATTACTTTAAAAAAATAGATTGCGTTGAAATTTATAAACCATATATTGACGAGTATAATTTAAAGAGTAAGTACCAAAATGTTTATAATTGTGATATACTGGGCTTTGATCTCTCCAAGTATGATGTAGTTATTATGGGCGATGTTTTAGAGCATATTTCAATAAAAAATAGTACACTTCTTATAGATAGTATACTTAAAACATGTAAAGAAGTTATAGTAGTAGTTCCTTGGCAATATAAACAAGGTGAAATTAATGGTAATATATATGAAGCACATAAACAAGATGACTTAACAAAAGATGTTATGTTAAGTCGATACCAAAATTTAAAGTGTATAAAATATAATGATCACAGCGGGGTTTTTGTAAAGTGCTAACTATAAACATAATAGTAAAGAATGAGGAAAGTAATATTGAAAGATGTTTAAACAGTGTAAAAAATATTGCTGATTTTTGGGTATTAGTTGATACTGGATCTACTTCAGAAGTAACAGCTGACCTTGCGATGCGCGTTATGTCAGGCATCCCTGGTAAAATAATATATTTAAATGAATTTAAAGATTACTCATATGCAAGAAATATTGCTTTGGATGAATCTTCAAAAAATACTTGGATATTAAGTATTGATGCTGATGAGGAGTTTAGGGGAGAATTACCTTTTTTAGATGATAGTGCTTCACGATATAAAGTAAAAATATCTGATGGATACCAAGATTTTTGAAACTATAGATTATTTAATAAAAAATTCGGATCAAATTGGGTAGGCCCAATTCATGAGATAGTAGAATTTGAAAAAGAGGGGCCAATACTCGAGAGCCCTGATTTTTATTTACATCATTATAGATCTGGTACTGCTATGACCTCTAAAGAAAAATTTAATTTTTATTTCTCTAAACTTTTAGATGATTATGAGTCTACTGGTAGTCCTAGATCATTGTTTTACCTATTTAAAACTTTAGTAGAGACCCCATACGAAAGTGTTGACCTAGATAAAATTTTATATTATGGTAAAAAGTGTTTAGACTCAGAAACTATTGGAAACGATGAGAAGTATATATGTAGTTTTTTTATAGGAGATGTTTACTTTAATAAGGAGTCTTTTAATAACGCCTCTTTTTGGTATGAAAAATCTTTAAATTACAACAGAAAAAGAAAAGAATCTTTAGCAAGGTTGATGCAAATCCAATGTAATCTTAAAAATTATGAGTACGCCTATAAGATTGGGTGTATTGCTGATATAGAATATAAGAGTGATTTTTTTGTGAAGTTGAGGGATGTGAACGAAATTTTTTGATTGTACTTTGAGCTAGCATGTTATTATTCTGGGCGACTCAACAAGGCCAAAGAAATTAATACATATTTACAAGCTACTTATCCAAATAATAAATTATACAAAACTAATGGAGAATTTTATTAGTGCCTACTCTTTCTAAAAATATATCGGGATATTGAGAAAAAACTGTATTAGACACCGAGCAAATCGGTCCTCCCGGACCTACTGGAGATACCGGAGCTCAAGGTCAGACAGGAGATCAAGGAGCTCAAGGACCAACC